TTGAACGGCATGTACTACGAGAAAGCCACTGACAAATTTGTATCATTCGTACTTGGGCGGAGGCATTACGAGGAGCCAGCACGCAGGTGCAAACATCCGAAGAAGTGGCAGGAAAGGATCAACCGGGAACGGAGCATTTAACAGCAAGAACACATTATGAAATCGAGGTGGTTTGAGTGTTAGACAACGTAACAGTATTCGATTTTGAAACTACAGGTCTGGATCCGGAGAAAGAACGGGTTATCGAAATGGCTGCAATTCAAGTTGTGAACGGTGAGATTGTTACAACGTTCAGTGCGCTTGTAAATCCAGGTAGAGATATTTCACCAAAGATCACAGAATTAACCGGGATCACAAACGAAATGTTGTCGCATGGAATTGATGAATCTCTTGCATTCCGAATCCTGAGAAACATTATGGGAGACAGCTTACTGGTAGCTCATAACGCAGCCTTTGACCTTCAATTCCTGCACCACGCTTTACAGCGCTTGGCAGGCAAAACTTTCACAAACAACTTTGTTGACACGATGACCATCGCAAGGGACAGACACACTTATCCTCATAAATTGACTGACATGTGTGATAGATACGGGATCAAGCTTGAAGGAGCTCACAGAGCCCTGAACGATGTGGAAGGTTGCTGGAGTTTGCTGAAAGCAATGGATGAGAACCAACCAGTGAATGAATACCTGAACAAGCTTGGATATCTGAGTAAGTATGGTCCACCTGCCTGGGTGCCGGATCATGCGATTACATTTGGAACAGCTAATAAATATGAACCGAGAGGGGTTACACGATGAATACAGTTCAAATTAAAATAGTGGCAAATTATAAGGCAAAAGGTGGCGTGTGGTTCCATGCAGGGGAGAAATACAACGCCCGCAGATTGACAATTGGAGTGCTTGATTTAACGACTCCATTCCAACTTATTGATGGAAACCGTTCTGGTCACGAAATCCCATATAAAAATGCAATCGAATTGAAAGAAATAAAGACTTACAATCAGAAGCAATATGACGAAATCTTGGCGCAGCGTGACAATGCTTTATCAGATCTGGCGAAGCATGGTCAGACAATCGTTGAATTGCAGAACGACAAGCTTGCACTGCTCAACACTGTGGAACGTGCTGTCACTCACAACGAAATTCAGGCTTTACCGCGATCAGTAGTGCAAGCACTGGAATCGTTCAAGCGTAACGGTGATGACTTGGATACGGTCATTGCTTGGATGATTCAAGCAGAAGCCTGGATGCCTGAAATTGATGTCCTACGGAGGTACGCCTTACAAACCGGAAATGGATATCAATTAATTGCTGGTATGGTGAATGGATACGTGGTTGAGCCTCAACTGGAAGACCCTTCAGGCATTGCAGAAACGGTGCTGGAGTGGTGGAAGGAGCACGACATTGAGGCGAAGGAATCTGACTTAGAGAAATTGGTAGATCGGCTGAGAGGACACATTGCAGAACGGCAAACAGTACAGTAAGCAGGTGAGGTGAATGGCTAGTCCGCAAACTAAAAATGGGTTTACAAGCCTTGCTAACGAGATCCTTGAGCAAGTTTCGCGGCAGCGGTTTAACGGCATACAACGATCAATTATAGACACTGTCTGGCGGTACACGTACGGATTCCAACGTAAGTCTCACTACCTAGCAACTACCTTTATAGCTGTTGCAATAGAGGCAGATTTGAAGGGTGTGAAGGTTGAGATGCAAAGGCTGATTGACTGGAAGGTGATACATGTAATCCAAGAAGGTCACGGAGCTCGCCCAAGAAAAATTGCGTTCAACAAAAACTATGATGAGTGGACGGTGGGGGAGAATCCTCCACCAAAAATCAAAAAAGTTACTGGTGGAGAGTCATCCACCGCCATAGTGGAGAGTAGTCCACCATTAATGGGGGAGAGCTCTCCACCCAAGAAAGAAAGAAAGAAAGTATTAAAGAAAGATAATAAAAACAATAAAGGAGCTGCTAAAGAAATGGCTTCTAAAACCAAGTTGGCAAAGAGTCGAGAAGATAAACAGGAGTATGCAGATGAAGTGTGGCTGAAACCGGAGGAACACACAAAGCTGCTGAATGAGTTTGGGCAAGACGGGCTTACCTGGATGATAGATGTACTCAGCTCTTATAAACTTTCCGTTGATAAATTTTACGCAAGTGATTACGCAGTCTTCAAGAAAGGCGGTTGGCTGCGAATGAAATACGAGAAACATCTTGCTGACCAACAGAAATCAGGTGGTTACAAAAACCGTAGTCAACAGGCTCATGATGATTTTGAGGACATGAAACAATTGTACATGAACGAGGTGAACGGTAATGGTCATAACGATGGCGGAGACAATCGGACTGCTGTCCAAGATCAAGAGAGCTTACCCGAACTTTACCCTTATAACGAATAAGGATGGGCAAGGAAGAGTCGTTTCCAGCCCTACTGCTGAGATATGGCATGAACGGTTGAGTTTGAATGGAATCACGCTTAATGAAGCGTTAGAGGCGTTGAACACGCATATTGATAACGTCCACTTTGAACCAACCATTTCAGACATCTTAAAAGGTAAAAAGCAGTTATCAGTTTACGATCAGCAGGCGATAGAGCATAAGGAACTCATGCTTTCCATTGAAACACCTGAGGAAGAATGCGTACCTATGCCAGACGCAGTTGAGAGGGCTATTGATCAGATGGGAAGCAGAATGTCTGCTACTCGATTCGGTGGTGACGACATAGATGACTAACCACTTTGACGATCCTCGTGATGACAGACCGATTGTACCGGAGTATAACCCGCTGTACGAAGCTGAATTACAATACCTGGGCTCCATTCTAAAGAACAAAAACAGGATGGAAGATGTCAGGTTAACAAGTCAATCATTCAGCCCTGCATGGAATCATGGAACGATCTTTCAAATGCTCAAGTTTGCTTACAAGAAGTTCGGTAAAGAACCCGACCCGTTTAACTTAGCAATTATGGCAAGCCATTGGAAAGAAAAGTTGTTCGAGGTCGGCGGTCCATCGTACTTTCTCAAGATTCATGAAGCAACGATAACAGAGAATATCGAAAGCTTCAGGCACTTCGAACAGATTATTAACACGGCGCATGCTGGACGGGAAATGGAAAAGGCTCGTGCTGAGATTATCAATAGCGAAATGAGTGCCAAGGAGATCCGGGAGGAACTGGACCGGATTGAGGACATAGCACAACGTACTGCAAGGGGTAATCCCGCTGCAAATATAGCTTCTCTGTTCGCTGAGCATAAGAAGGAGCTTCGCAGGCGTGAAATGATCAAGGGCGAGGTCACTGGCATTAAGAGTTGTTCGGACGACTTCAACAGATTGAGCAAGGGCCACCAGAAACAGGATTTGATTATTGTTGCTGCAAGGCCATCTATGGGTAAGTCGGCATGGATGTGTAACGATGCCTTTGCAAGTACAGAAGATGGTACGGCGGCTCTGATGATATCCGGTGAAGACAAATCTATAAATATGCTAGAAAGAATGATTTCAGCGGTTGGCAGGATCGAACTGTCCCGAATGAAATCAGGACAGATGCGTGAATCCGATTGGAACAAATACCTCCTGGCTCTTGAGTTAATAGGAGAACGCAACATATTCATTGATGATACGGTTTCACCTAAGATTGAGTCGATCCGAGCCATGGTTGCCGAAATGGTCAAAATATACCCAAGAATGATTCTTTACGTGGATTACTTGCAACACCTTACCACAAACGAGAAATTCAGAAGCAACGCTGAAAAGTATGCTCACATTTCTGCAGAACTTAAAAAGATTGCTCGTGACTTTGATATCCCGGTTGTGGCCCTTGCTGCGATGAACCGTGAGGTGGAGAAGAAGCAAGATAAGCGTCCGAGTATGAGCGACATTCGAGATTGCGGAAACATTGAGTCTGACGGCGATGTCATTATCCTTCTGCACCGAGAAGATTACTACGATGCTTCAAGCCGTAGGAAAGGGCTGATAGATCTGATTGTAGCTAAAGGCCGTAACGCTGGCACTGGAACAGTAAGCATGGTGTTTGACAAACCATTCATGAAATTCTTGAACATCACTGAAGAGATTAGGAAAAAACGATCAGCAGAGGACCTAGCATCATGAGTCGCCGCATAGAGAATGACACACAGTTGGCAAAGGCTATCCAGGGTATGCAACGGCTGTCTGATGAGATCGAAGATTTTGAAGACACGCCTGACCCACTAAACCACGACAAACACGAGAAGAACAGAAATGTGCTGATTGTGACATCGAAACTGGTTCAGGAATACAGCCGAGGCAAGGAAGTTCAGGCGGACCCATCAAGGGCAGCATATTACGACCAAATGGGATGGTCTTATCAGGACTTCACAGCGCCTGCTGAGACACCTCAAACAGCACTGAAAACAAATACACCGACCGAGACAAAACAGGCTCCAGAACAGCCGACAGAGCCGCCAAAGACGGCATCGAAAGTGTCATCATGGTTGGATGATTAAGGAGGGGAACGATGCGGTTTATTGGAATAGATCCGGCTACTAAAACGGGATTCGTAGCATTGGACATTGACGGTAATATCTTGGAACAGATCGAGTTAAAAGGAAAAGGCCCAACCATCAAGGGCGGTATAACGGTAGAACAACTTGTTTCACTTGAAAATCAACTGTTCGGAATGTTGCTGGCTGAGGATGAAATTTTAATTGAACAACCGGCAATGGGTACCCAAAAAGGTGTCACCACCGGAATGATACATGGTGGACTGAGGACGATGATCCACCGTAAAGGGATGACCTTCAACGAGATAAACCCGACCAGCACCAAGAAATATGTTGCGGTAACGGGTTGGACCGGAGAGGTCGGAAGCAAACGGCGCTTGAAGGATAAAGAGAAGAAAGCAGCAGTTGCGGAAGCTGCCAAGTCACTGTTCGGTTTTACTCACAAAAGCGATAACGTCACGGACGCGTACATTATCGCCAGAGCAGCGGTCAATCTTTACCGGATGCGCGAGTATATGCCGCTGCTGGACAATGAGCCTTACCAGAAAGAAGTTATTGAATCGATCCTAAATAAAGAATAGCACCCGGGGCTTGTGCGGTCCTGCGGCGGACAGTTGCGCCCAAAATACGGAACAGACGTGCTTATTTTAGCCAGAAAGGAGCAAATCTCCATGGGAACACCGATTCCAAACCGAAGAGTTGAAACTATCTCATCGGGTTCTAGCAAGGTCAAGGAGTACAAATTGACTCCTGAAGAATTGGCTGCTTTACCATCTACTCCACCAATGACAGGCAAAAAGCATAAGCCTCCTATCAGCCTGGCGAACAGGAACGTCGATCCGAGTCAAAGGAAACAGGTTCAGCCACCCAAGGAAACTATGGAACCGGAAATCAATTATGAGCCTCGCGGTAAGACGGTCCATGTGAGTGTTGAACAGGCGAGAGCGATTGTCTTTCTTCTCCAGCCTATAGAGGGCGGTTGGACAGAGGATGAACTGGTTGGAGAGCATGCAATGGCCCCACACAGTTGGGTTGATGAAGCGGCTGCTTTGAACGGCATGACACTGGGGGATCTGATTAACGCCTTGTACGTGGGCATGGATATTAACCAATCAACAAAGGAGGGATAGCAGTATGGATGATGATCAAAAGCGCCGGACATTCCAGCAGGTCAAGACCATGTCAAAAGATAAATTTTGGTCATGGATGAACCAACTGCACACACGGGCTTATGCACTCGGTATTGACCACATGAAGGATGCTATGAGTTGCCACCAACGTATCAGCAAACCAATGATCAATCAAGTTCTTCTGAAAGCTGAAGAGATCCGTGAAAAGTGGGACGGCTTGAAGATGGTAACGGTGGACAGCACGGAAGGGACAGAGTTCAAAACGGCTGACCAGATAGCACGAGGTTTCGATTCCACGGAGGCCGCTATTTACAAGTTAACTGAGCCGCACATTCTGCACATTGGAGATAAAAAATTCGTTATCCGGCCTGCAACAGAGGCTGAGATTCAGGAGGCTGAAACAGTATGAACATCGCTAAATTGTACGAAATGCAGAAGACACTGGATGCACGGATTATTGAGGAAAAGGGTTTGCAAGGTCAAGACTTGCTCCCGAACACGATCCTTGCGCTTCAGGTGGAGCTGGGCGAAATGGCGAACGAATGGCGCGGATTTAAGCATTGGAGCAATGACCAGGAGCCACGATTGGAAATCAGATGTGCAAAGTGTGCAGGTGCAGGTGATCATTACGAGCAGTACGGTTGGACACCTTCGAGAAAACCTCCTAAGTCAAAATGCGGTGCATGTAACGGCAAAGGACATACAAAACAACCCCTACTTGAAGAATACGTCGATTGCGTCCACTTCTTCCTGAGTATCGCCCGGCAACTTGGCCTGGACGAAAAGGACCTCACAATCATTGACGATTACCTGGAAGGCAGCACAACAAATGTGCTCACCCGATTGATATATCACGCTGGCGGAATCGGCATGGAGTACAGCCAGTATTCCAGCATTACGTCATTTCGGATGGCATGGAACATGTTCTTTGCTCTCGGTCAGCAGCGATTCAACTTCTCACTTGAACAGATCGAGGCTGCGTACCTGGATAAGAACAAAGTCAATCATGAGCGACAGGCAAACGGTTATTAAACCATCTAAGGGAGGATACACCCATGCAAGATAAAGTGAAGGTAACTAAGGAACAGAAGAAACGGTTGGATCATTACGCAGGGCATGATGATTTTAATACAAATGGATTTCTTCGTGAACACGCCCATAGATTAATCGCACCAGAAAACCAGTGCTTGAATGATTTGAGTTTGTTGGATATGGCTCGCTGCCTATTGATCGGATATGAGGTAGAGATGACGGTAGATGAAAAGTTGCAGGAATTGTTCACGAATGCTGGAGGATACACAGACGTTAATGAACAGATAGCTTTCCGTCATGCTATGGCAGCAACGCTAGGCATTAAAGGAATAACAGTACCAGGATTATACGAATAGGGTTTAGGCCCACCAAAGGAGAGATAACACAGATGAGCAAAACGAATGAATTCGATGACCGGAAATTATTGCGTGAGATTGGGTATGAGGAAAGCCTGCTTGAAACCATGTCGGACGAAGATTGTGCTGCAGAAGTGAACGAGTTGAAAAATTCAGCTGATTGAGGAGGCTCCGGCCTCTAACCAAGGAGGGATATACAGATGCCAGTCACATGCACACGTTGTAATGGGACGATGCTACGGTGGGAAGTACACGGAGATGGTTGGTGTCCTGATTGTATTTTGGAAATGGAATGGGTTGAAGAGAAAGATGAAGAAGGGGAGGAAGAACAGTCATGAAAACTATCTTGGATGTTAAACGCAGGCTGGCAGCGGCACGTTGCCCGTATCCGGTGTCACTGATGGATGATTTGGAAGAGGCGTTTGCAGAAATTGAACGGCTCAAAGCTGAGAAAGTAGAGTTGTGGGATTGTCCGGGATGTGGATTCACTTATGATGCATGTCACGAAGATATTGACCCAGCGACAGGTGAGGGGAACGGAAATCACACATGCCCAGTGTGCGAGAATGTTGATCTTGAACGGGAAAACGAAGGTCTCCGCAAAGAGCATGAAGAGGCGCGGAAAAGCATCACCGAGGAAGCCAAACAAGCCGACGCTTGGCATGAATTGTACTTGAAATCTGAACGATCCAAAAACGTAATGGCTAACTACATGAATGAATTGATGCTTAGCACATCCAATATGGTGATAGCTTCACAGATCGTAAGTGTGCTTCGCGAAGCCGTAGGGCGTGAAGAGTCTGATCCGGTGGGTCACGAAGGAGAGGGGGAACAGGTATGAGTTACGTACCGATACAGGTTGTCGAAAACAGACAAGGGATAACGCCAGGTGTTTATCTAGCGACTATCCAAGGGTTGTACAATGAAACATCCTATGTCTTGGAACATGGACCGGACCAGGACAGAGAAGTTAACCACTCCAATGTCATGCGCCTATCACCAGTCGTATTCGTAAAAGCGATTGAAGACAAACAAAAAGGAGAAATCAAACGCCTGCAACAAGAGGTTGACGACCTTCGCGCCCCGATTAAGATGCCGGGGGATGTGTACGATGCTTTGAAGAAAATACAAAAATCATTTTCCAAAGAATCGTCCTATGCGCTGATAACGATGTATGAATACTTTGGTCTGGAAAGCGCAGAACCCAACGAGGTGGGGCCTTTGATTCAAGAAATAAAAAAGGTCGCACGTTGGAGAGATAGCAACCTAAACGCATTCAAACTCATGACGGTAAATGGATTCGAACGGGAAATGACTGATAAGGAAAAATGGATTAAAAACATGATGGATCTGCTGAACGATCCTCATATTGACCAAAAAGGATTCCTCAGCGGGATTTATGAGCAATACCAAGTGGCTGATATTCTCAAAAGCTTGGAAGGTGCAGGAGAGGGGAGCCCAGATGGAAGTAAAAACGGTTGTCCCGAAACTTAACAAAAAAGAAGTTGCTAAGGCTATGCACAAGGTTTTTGAGCAGTACGACTTTTGCAAAAGGACACCTGGAGATTTAGAACGTGAAGAATACGTCCGCAACGTTAAAGCTGCTGTAAACGCACTTGGAGCCGATGAAAAGAATCTTATAACACAACGTTACATGATTGATTTTTATAGATTCGACTATAAGGTGTATAACTTTCATTTCAGCCCGCCAATTTCAAAAGATACGTACATTAAAATCCGTGAGCGGGCATTTCTTAAGCTGTTTGTTCTGTTAAGTGAGAATGGATTGATTCAAAACTAAGTTGAGGTTCATTGGGCCTCTCCCTACTAAGGAGGATACACCATGATGCGATACACGTTCGAATATCAAGTTATCTCCAGCAATTCAAAGTCAGAGTTTAGCCAGGAAGCAGATAGCCAAGAAGAAGCTGCTGCACTGATCGTTGCACGTATTGCAGATCTGGAGTTTACAGATGAGGCTGATATCAAGCTAGGCAAAGTTATCGCTATTAGCAAGAAAGTCGGTGACAACTACATCGCCTGTGAGGGCTGCGCGTCCTAGTTAGAGTGATTCAATAAACTATATTACCAATTCAATAATTGGGAGGAATGGAGCAAATGACAACAGTTATGGTAACTCAAGAACAATCAGAAGGTGTGAAAACACTGCTTAAAACAATGAGTCGGGAAGAGATTCTGAACAAACATACAGAGGCAAAGGCAAAAGGGCTGACAAAGTTTTGGGGAATAGTAGGTCTGAATGATCTGTCAAACGAGAAGATGGCTCTGCTGCTGTATAACCCGGACAAAGTGACGGTTGAACCTTCGCTTGAAGATCATTTGCGGTCTGCATACATTGGAGCCAAGAGTCAGGACTTTGCTGAGGGCCTGGTGATGGCAGCTACCTTGTACGGGATTGACCCTGAAATCTTTGAGGGACTGGTTGAATGGGTTCCAGATGAAGAACCGGCAGTGGAATCAGATCCGAAGTAGAACACGTCCTTATTCTATTAATCTTATAAAACCTAAATTGAGAGGGGAAACAACCCATGGCAAACGATAAATTCATTACAGATGCACCTTCAGCAGTTAACGAATTATTGGAAAATATCATTTCGAAGAATCATTCACACTTAGCAGACAATGAGTTTTTGGTAATTATGAAACATGGTGGCTGGAAGTCTAAGGGGAAAACAAAATTCAGTGGTGTTTCAGTTCTTAATGATGCTATTCGTATGAGCATGGATAAGGACGCAATCTTGTATCTCAATGCTGATATGTGGAACCAAATGACTGAACCGCAAAAGCGATATGTAATTGACCATGCGCTCTGCACTCTTGATGTCAAGACAGATAAACACGACGATGTTTTGGAAGCTCCTGATGGTCGCCCGCTGCTTAAAACATTACCACCAGATATTGAAGCCTTTTTCTCAGTCATCACCCGTCACGGCGCCGTAAGCGGGGATGTGAAGCGTCTAGCCCTAGCAATTAAAGAGGTTAACGTAGAGCAGATTACGCTTGAATTGGCTGCTGAGGAACAGGCGAAGCAAGAGGCTCAACAGGAGCCGCGGGAAGGAATCAAAGGCATGATCAATCCAGACGGCACTATTGATATCAATGATCCAAATCAAGCTAAGTTGCCGATAGAGGGCGAAGAAGCCGCTGCCGCTGAAATTATCGCAACAACTCAGGATGGCGTTAAGGTGCCTGTCTCTGATGATGATCTGCCGTTCTAATATAGTTTCACTCCCCGGCTCCGGTCGGGGAACCATCCTTACATTGAGGTGATACAAAGGTGGGTCAACCAATTTCATACGCCAACATTGACCGGCAGAAGACAACTGAAGCTGTCAAGGAAGCGCTGGAGCAATACAGGATCTATAAGTACCTTACCTTTGACGCAAGGGAAGCAAGTACAACAGCATCATACACAGAGAGGTTCCACGGTCCAACCAATGTAACCAGTGATCAAACAGCAAACATTGCTATATACAACGTAGATACAGAAGCATATCAAGCAGCTTATTGCGCTCGAATAGAACGCGCCGTCATGGGACTGCCAGAAATAGAAGCATTCTTGATGGAGAAGCGATATCTTACTAAAGAATATGACTATATCACTGATAAACAAGTGTTTGGTTTCGAATTTGATCCGCCGATCAGTGAGGGAAAATATAGAGAAATAAGATGGAGAGCATTTCGCAGTGTTGCCTTAAACATGAAGATTGCAGTTATTAAAGGACAAAAGGAAGAATAGGGAGATGATTAGTTTGGAGGGATTAGGGGATGAAGTAATTATTGGTGGCAAGAGGTACACAGTGGATCATGAAAAGCGGTCAATTCGAAGGTTTAATGATAAGACAAAGATGTGGGTGAACGTCACATTTGCAAGCGAAGATAGCGAATCAGTTCTTGATGGTCTAATAGATATGCTAACAGAAGAATATATCAGACAGTACCTAGACATAAGAAAAAGCCCAACATAAGAGTTGGGCTTTTTTAATGGAGAATAGGGGGCTCGAACCCCTGACCTCTTCGCTGCCAGCGAAGCGCTCTCCCAGACTGAGCTAATTCCCCGTAAAGAAGACTGCTTTCGTAGTATATAAAAAAGATAATAAGAATGCAAGCAGAAAAAATATAGGTTGCCAAAACTTGAATTATGGATTAATTTTTATGGTAGTTATCTCGACTAACTAGGAGGCGCGTTTGTATGGTAGTGATGAACCGGAATAAACCTGATGGCACAAGGCCGTTAAGAGTTGCAACTTTTTATAGAGTGTCGTCAAACAAGCAATTAACTGATCATGATATACCTTCTCAGCGCCGTTCATGCGAAGATTTTTACAAGCAAAAGGGTTGGGTATTTGTCAAAGAGTATGTTGAGTCAGTATCCGGTTTTTGGGTTTCTGCCAACGACCGTGACAAGATTCAAGAAGCAAAAAGAGATGCTGATGCGGGTATGTATGATGTTCTCTTGTGTTTTTTATTTGACCGCTTGGGTCGTAAAGAAGATGAAACGCCGTTTGTAGTAGAATGGTTTGCGAAAAGGGTACAAGTTTGGTCTGTGATGGAAGGGCAACAGAAATTCGAGCAACATACCGACCACCTAATGAACTACATAAGGTTTTGGCAGGCGGGTGGTGAAAGTAAAAAAACATCGATTCGTGTAACAGAAAATCACATTCAAATGGCTGAGGATGGATTATACCGTGGTGGTGGTGTTGGGTATGGATACAAACTTGTTAAGTCTGGAGTCTTCAATAAGAAAGGGAAAGAACTGCTTCGGATCGTAAAGGATGTGGACACAAACCCGATAGCCTATCTGATGTATGACTTGGTGTACTCTCAAGGTTTCGGAGCAAATCGAATCGCTAAGCACTTTAATGATCCTGAAGTAAATATCCCAACATCAACTGGAGGAAAGTGGACCGCTAGTGCTATAAATTTCATTCTTAGCAATCCGCTGTATAAAGGCATGCCAGCTTTCGGGAAGAAGAGGAAAGATGACGAAGGAAAAATGAAAACTGCATCTAAAGAGGCATGGGTGTCTCCAGATAAAGTGGTCGAACATCTTGTAACTGTTCCAGGGTTAATGTGGGATCGTGTTCAGGAAATTAGAACATCCCGTAATCAAGATAACACGAATAAACCTGAGATTGAAAAGATCCTAATTACAAAAAGCCCATTATTATTTGTTGGAATGATTAAATGTGGATACTGTGGATCACCACTTACAACCACATATAATTCTAAGAAATATCAACTTAAAGACGGAACTGAACAGAAGTGGAGACAGGCAAAATATAGATGCAGCGGAAAAGCTTTAGGGAAGGTAACCTGTGAGGGCCAAACAATCTATTCACAAACTAAAATAGAGGAAACAACTCTTGAGGAATTATTTGCTTACCTGGACGATCTAAAGACTGTTGATGTCTCAGAACAATTAAAAGTTATAAAAAAATCTAATACAAATGATGATGAGAAGAAAGTAAAGTCTTTAAAAAAACAGTTTAACGAGCTAGAGAAAGAATTGGGAACTTTGATGAAAGAGGTTTCGAAAAGTATTACAGGTAAAAGTGCATTCAAACCAGAGTTACTTAACAATTTAATTGAAGAAAAGCAAAATGAAATAGAATTGATTAAGAGAGAACTAGATAACACGGAATCCGCCACTCTCCATAAAAAGATTGAAAGAAGCGAAATGGAAAGCTTGGTAAAGTTAATTCCTGTTTGGAAAGACTCATTTCATAAGGCCGGCTTAGAAAAGAAAAAGATGATGCTTAATAGTGTAATTGATACCATAACCGTTTATAGGGATTCGATAGATCTTAAGATTAAATTAAACGTCCACGAGCTTGTTCAAATGGCGCGAAATAATGGTAGTGCAACCGACTTACTTGGGAGAGCGCATCAATTGCATGCACTACCAGAGAAAAAGATCATTGAAAAGACAGTCACAAGGAAATACCCTCACGTTCAGCGAAGAAATAACATCTAACTTTACTTGTGTAATTAAATCGATCACGCAATTTCCCTATAATAGATACAGCTCTATCGACTTAAATGTCGGTGGAGCTTTTTTTGTGTTCGCATAAATTCCTTTTTTGTTCCCCTTCTCAAATAAAAGAAGGTCTGATATATTTATTTCACAGCCAAGGACGACATACATAGAATCTGAAAAAGAGAAAGGATGATCACAATGAAATACATGGATATCGCAAAGGAAGCTTTGGAAGAGGGTTTTGTTTTAGGGATTCGCGGATTGACAAAAGATGAGTCATATCAGGTTGGCGACGAGTGTCGAGAGTCATACGAATGGGATTTAGATAACGATTGTTCCGCATATCATACCACCGGTGAAACCGCTGGCGGAACTTGCTGCATCAGTGTGGACATGAACGTGGAAAATGCAGAAGAACTGTCCAAGAATATCGAAGTAGCAATCAAGGAAGCTTCCAAATACGGTGATGCAGGATGCGATACAGTAATAATTGCTGGTCGCTCCGTAAACAGTGATTATCAAATGGACGATAGTGAGATTCGTATCGTCAATGCTTGGGTTGAAGCAATTATTTAGGAGGAAATTACATGACAGAAATCTGGCCTGGTTGGTCGTTTACTACTGATCATCCGGAAAGCAAAGACGGTGTGCCCGTCCTTGTGTCACCAAGTGGGAGGACATATAGACCGGAAGATATAGAACCTCGATTTTACTCTCAGGCAGAGCTTGCCAAAGCTTTGGGCGTGTCTACGGCAGCTATACGGGATCGTATACGGAGGGGAACAGTTCCCGAATATGACGGACATACATCATCTGGACGCGGCTACTGGTTCGTAAGTACAATCAAACATTTATTAGGATCGGTGATGAGATGAAAAAAATCATTTTGGCTATTGTCGTATTTGCTTCAATTTTTGCTATGGTGTATTTCAATTTAGAGCCTGGGGATGATCCACAACCTCCTATTAACGAAAACGTCCCTGTAGTTACTGGCGAACTTGTTGAGTTGATTTTCCCTGCTGATCGATATCCAGAGACAGCAGAACACATCCAGAACGCCATAGAGAGCGGCCAACCCGCAACATGCACCATTGACCGTGACGGAGCAGATGACAATCGTAAAGAGTCTCTGAGAGGCATAGATACGAAGAAGGGATATGACCGCGATGAATGGCCCATGGCAATGTGTTCAGAAGGTGGAGAAGGTGCAGATATTGAATACATAAGTCCATCAGACAATCGTGGTGCAGGTTCATGGGTAGGAAATCAGTTGGAGGAATATCCGGACGGTACATTAGTAAAGTTTATATTTGAATAGAGTGGGTTAAAAACAAAGAGCAGTGAGGTTAGCCCTCCTGCTCTATTTTTGTATCCTAAACTCAAACGTATCACGAAAAAATCTCTTCCCCGCTATCTTGATAGACACTTCAGTATAAGCCTCTACTGCACCCCCGTAATCTATTATGTGTTCCCGATCCTCCAACACATGCCAAACCACAACCCTTTCTTGACTTAACGCTGCAACAAAAAAATCTATGTCCTCTCTCAACACTCTATATGTATGGTTCATTCTTTTCACCTCATGTTGTAATTCTTCATAATCTGTCATATTTCCTCTCTTTACGTACTGTTGTTTATGCTGGATATAGCCCCATAATATTGCGTTAAATTTGCTGTAATTTTGCGGTAAAATCGCGGCAATGTTGTGCGCTGCTAGGTTTTCAGGGGTGTATAGTTATAGCATGGAACAAAAAGAGAACAGCACCCGACACAAACCATTACCTGTTTGACGGTGGTAGGCTAGAAGACGAGCGGCGACAGTTAGCCCCTTGCAATAAGACCTACATTGGAGCCGCAAGGGTAGCACAAGCGGGAATGCTGTTCTTTTTGTTCTCAAATAAAAAAACTCCTGCTATTTAAGCAGGAGCGTCAGAATGTTTGAAATTACCACTGATATTCTCAGTAGCTTTTCCAAGCTTTCTGGCGTGATTACTAATTCGAATCGAATTTTCATCGCGACTCCCCCTTTCCAACGGCGGACGCTTAAGCGCCCCAGCCCATTCTCGGGCAAGCCCGAAGAACAGAATGTTGGTGGTGGTGAGATGAGTATATCACAGCCTCGTTAGCAGGTATATTAATAAAAAGGAAAAACCTACCTTCTTGTCGAATGTTGATGTCGAGGGAGGTGATAAGTTTGCCAAAAGTTTTTGTTCATACTCATACGGCTGGTGATCATGATTGGGAGAACGACTATCATGAATTTTGTAGGATTCCGATCGAAGGAGAGTTTTTTGCTTTAGAATCCGATGGGCCTTGGTATCAAGTGGAATTAGTCGTTCATACGCCTTTTGAAGATGATCTTGAAGCAGAGGTTTACGCTGTTGAAGTAGATCACAACAAAATTATGAAGCAGAAATTGAATACTTCTAAAGCTACATTTGAATTTAAGTAAGCACCCACTGCGGTGCTTTTTTTATTGCGCTCCCTTAACTCAACGGTAGAGTCCGGAGATATCCGGCATGTGGCGGTTCAATTCCGTCAGGGAGCCTTACCTACAAATCAAGTCATCAAAATCTTATTAGGAGTGATGGGAATGGCTAGAAAGGATGCAAGCTCATTGTTTGCGGATCAACAGATTTTCGCCAGAGACGAAAACGGGAAAATGAGAGCAATCGGAATGGATTTCCCGATGCCAATGAAGTTGGTAGATGGTGGTTCTTCTGGTGGAGTGGGAACGGTCACTATTTTAGGTGCTGGATCAGCGGCTGGTAATGCCACTTATCCCCCAACGGCTGAAAGCGCGGTTCTCAAAGACACGGATATCACCATTTACTTCGGTGGTGGTGCAAGTACGACCGGGACGTTCGCATCATTTTTGATCGATATTAATGACCGGAAAACGACTCTCCCTGGTATTCGCGAAAATGGCGCAAGCATATCACAAGTGAATACAGCTAATGTTGGTGACGTTGTTTCATACACTATTCCGGCACTTTGCAGACTGAGAATTGAGTACACAGCACCAACAGGTGGCGGCACACTGTCCATCAAGGGGGTTGTGTAGGCGATGGCTGATAAAGGCTATAAGATGGGCGCGGCGGCGATGGGCGAAGCCCAGAAAGCCAACAGAGGTATAGCGCCTTATGGATTTTCGGACACCAGGGGCAGAGAACAGTACATCCCTCAGTTCAAGAAGCTTGAGGGTGACCCGATTTACACGGCGGCAAAGGCGCAAACTGGGAGTATGTATTGGTTCAGACCCATCGAGGTAGGGCATCTAATTCCAAATGCTAAAGGTCGTTTCTATGCAACGTACTCCACGAACCATAATGCCCGGGGTGGTATCGGTTTGGCTTATGCAAACGATCCTAAAGGGCCATGGATCAGACATGGAGAGGTTTATGTTGATACGGTAGAAGGCAACTCGACAGAGACACCTTTTGTCATATGGAACGAGACGGAAAAACTGTTCTTCATGTACTATCAACAAAGTGGACTCGGCATAAACCAATCTACAGCACTTGCGACATCTACGGACATGATCACATGGACAAGAGTTGGTCTTTTGCTTGATAAGCCGCCTAACTTCCCAGGAGATGGACACACAGGCTATTTTGCGGTGTTCCGTACAGCAGAAAAATGGTATGGGTTTTCGGTAATGGGCGGCGGAGATTTTGGTCGTAAAGCGATGTGGGTATCCCACACCGGTAGACAATGGTTGTGTGATCCGAGAATGATGCTTGGCGGAAATGATGCAACCCTTAATAGTACCGAAAACTTCTCTCGGTCCAATGCTGGATTATTTGTGTACCGAGGACAAACGTGGTGGTTGGGTATGCTTTCCGCATACGCTTCTGGCGGAGTAACAACCGTAGCGCGTCCAGCCATTGCGTTAATATCGGATGACTGGCGAACGCTCAAGGATAAGCCGAAACTTATCATGGACATTCCTACATTGCCTTGGGAGACAACCAACATGCAGTCTATGACCGTTGCGGTGTTCGATGGGACAATCTATGTGTATTACAATACGGACAACAATGTGGGCCTTGCCTACTCAGTGGAGGTGTAGGGCATGCACATTACCGGACCTGATGGTAAGTTGATCCCATATGGCAAGGTGTACAAGTCTTTGGTAGCTGATTTCACAGATGGAACAATTCCGGCCTGGCTTGAAACTGCAACTAAACTCGCGGCTGATGCTACAGAGGTTGTGGGAGCAGGGACGACATTCGAACCGCTACCAGGCAGAGGTGAAATAACTGTTACAGCTCCCAGGACGAATAACTCTTATGCAGATATCCGCACCAAGGTTAAATTCGATCCAAGCAAGTTTACAGCTATCAAATTCACGCTTGAGTCTTTGCAGTTCACCGGGAATACCTGGCAGACCGCGCAAATTGGCATAAAGACATCCGATAGCACCGCAGGCATTACGATGTTGCAATCCAACACCTCGGGAGCTGGTGCGGTGATCAGGATTTATCGTTCAGCAGGAGCTGGAGGAAACGTCGACAGACCTATCAAAATGGCCTTGCATACGGTCGGACTTGCAGGCGACGAAGGCCAGAACCGCAAAAATATTTCCTTGGTTTTGCTCACTGGTAAGCAGTACAACGCGGCACAGGAAAGGCAATTTGTGCTCGTTATGAATGACGACCAAGTAGGAGCATATGAAGAAATCACTGGATTGCTTACACCTGGCGAATACATTTGTACGGCTCGCCTGAGTCCTTTGGGACTGCCCGCAGAACAACCAGAACGATACATCAAGACATCTAAAGTAAAGGTTGAATTGTGGAGTAACTAACTAGGGTAAATCTATGCCTGAAAAGCCGTAGAGGTGGCGGCGAAGTAGGGTGTACCCTTAGATCATTGGAGGTGTGTTCATGTGGATAGTTGCGTTTTCTCAAGCGCTGGAGATGTGCACAAGAACTGTAGAAGAGTTTGTAGATGACAAAATTGAAGAAATGCGGCAAGCGCTTGAAGAATTTGCGCAGTATGAAGAGGCGCACATGTACGTACCAGAAGTAGCTGGTTTCAAGGTTAAAGAACGGTGTTTCGAACAGAAATTCAACTTGCCAAAACAGACGTATTTTCCGAAAGTTCGCGCTATCGCTCGTAGCACATGTTAAGAAAGGGTGATCCGCATGAAGAAAGCGATTATGGATATAATGGTCGTCGTTATACTGGCTGTGTTGATTAAATCCGCATTGGATCACTTCGTTTTCAACAGGATCATTGATCCGTTTTCGAAGAAGATTGCGATAGGGGCATTTATGGTCATCATGATTGTTACTGCCGCTTGGTTGAAAGCAAGGGTTAAGGCATGACATCAGAACAGGCGGTTATTAATTTCAAGCGAGAGATCGTGAGGCCATTTCTGCAGCACCTCATCGTTGCGCATATCTGGCTACATATATGGAATGGAGCATGGAAAGAGGAAATTACAACTCAGTATTAGCATGCATGATATTCATCGTTATGCACTGAGAATGAATGCTAGTGGTGGAGAATCATACACCACTAAATAACACCATGAAAATGTACTTAGTGGTGGACAATTGTACCCCTCTAGTGGTGGACGATTATACCCCCAAGAAAGAAAAAAGAAATAAAAGAATAAAAGATATAAAGATATATATAAGAGAATCACAACTGCATATCCAATCCATGCATAAACACTCGTATTAAAAGCGGGTGTATTTGTAGTTCATGAAAACATCAAAAGGAGGTTGTGCAAAATGCAGGGATATATTAACCGTCTGTTTGGATGGGGACATCAACCTAAGAAAACGTCCGAGGAAATAAAGAAACGCCCAGCGATGATTATTGAATCCGGTACAGTAGAAATTGCAGACGAATTAACAGAGAAGTTCGGACCACCTGAACACCCCTTTGATGAGACCCTCTATAACAAGCGTATGGAGCTGCTTAAATACCTGGTCGAGAATAACGAAGCTAATGCAGTAGCAGGAGAGATTAACGCCTTACTCACTGCACTTATGGAACAGCTGCAGGTCAAGGTATATGAACCACCTGATGTTATAGAGTATGAGCTACAAGGGCCATATGAGAAGGACGGTGAATGATATGCCTATCAAACCACTCAAGAGTTCTGACGTTATGGTATATGACGATAAAGGCAATCTATTAACCAACAGCCACGTTACGTTGAATGAGTTGAAGACTAGCTATTCAATCGACGTGTATAACAATGGCGTGTGCATTATAAAACGATTGGACGGTGAGTGATATGGACTTATTCAACCCAACGTCTAATCCCTCTGACATACCCACTCAGATGCCAGTACAAGCGGCAAGAGACATACTCATATCATTAGCAGATGGTATGCAATCAGTGCCATACGTAACGGCTAGGGAACTATTCACTATTGCTCAGTGGGATATGAAAGGATCATGGATACCTCATAGCTATATCGGCCTGACTATTGAAGAGTCCATACGCAGGGCGCAGTTAAAGAACGTGGTGTACGACCAAGACCTTGTACTCATTGTCACGCCAAGCGATGAATCAACATTGCTCACGAATATTCTCGCTGAAAAGGCTCAAAACATACAAATTACTACGGAAACTGGGGTAAAACCTGGGGAAATCTGAGTTCTGGGTCCCTCCCTGGGATGAGATTTGAGGGCGGGTGCTAGCGATCCCGAAATCGCTCCAGTTTTATTTTTTAGTTTTCCCTTCCGCTTCTTATCGCCTCAGACCAAATCTGGGGCTGTTTAAGCGTGTTTCTTCAAATAATGCACCAAGTATTAGGGTGTGGTGGAAAGGAGTCTTAAAACGGAAGTGAGGGGCTTGAAATGAGAAAGAAAAAAACGGAACCTAAAGAACCGAAAGTGTTATTTCAAGAACAGATCGTTACAACCGGTCAATTGGCGACTGTGGTCGGGAAAACATCCAGGTGGATTAATGAACTTACCAATGAGGGAGTGCTCAAGCAAGTGGCTCGTGGTAAGTATGCACTTGGTCAAGCGATCCAAGATTACATCGAGCATGTGATGGGCGGTAAAGAAGATTCCAAGAAGCCAAAGCTTATCGACTTCAAGACGTTGCACGAGAAAACAAAAGCGGAGAAGGCCGAACTTGAATTGGAATTATTGAAGGGTCGCCTTCACGATGCGAGAGAAGTTGAAGCGTTGCTCTCTGATCTGATACTCACAACCAAGTCGCGGTTATTGTCCGTGGCGAGCAGGGTTGCAGATGATGCCGCCAACGAATCGCCGGAGGTTGTGGAAAGGATCGTGCGTGAAGAGATCGAGGTTGCTCTTTCCAGCCTTGCAAAGTACACGCCCGGACAGATTGGGGGCGTGAAGACAGATGAAAGTGCAGGAGCTTGAATGTGAAGTGTGCTTCCAGGAGAAAACATTGGCTTTGTTCCAACGATCCATGCGGAAATGGGAGCCTAAACGCAGGCTTACCGTGTCCCAATGGGCCGATGAGAACAGGGTTTTGACCACGGAAACAAGCTCGGAGCCTGGACCTTGGCGTACTGCCAGGGCTGAATATCAGCGCGAGATCATGGATTCAATAGAGGATTGGGAAGAAGTCGTAATCATGGCATCGGCTCAGGTTGGTAAAACCGAGTTCTTGATGAATGTTACGGCTTCTTTTATTGACCAAGACCCTTGTCCGATCATCCATGTTTTGCCGAAGGACGATATGGTCGAGTCATATTCCAAGAACCGATTCACTCCGATGGTCAAAAGTTCGAAGGCGCTCACCGAAAAGGTTGGGGTAGCCAAGTCACGGGACAGTAGCAACACCATTTCAGAAAAGTCTTTTCCTGGTGGATATCTGGCTATTGTCGGAGCCAACGTTGCGGCAAACCTTTCTTCGCGTCCTGTTCAACTTGTACTTTGCGATGAGGTTGACCGCTTCCCGGCATCGTCTGGAACTGAGGGTGATCCGATTGAGTTGGTCACCGCCCGTACCAAGACGTTCAAACGGAAACGCAGGCACTTATTCGTATCTACTCCGGTCGATAAAGAAACATCACGTATCTATGAGCTGTATTCAAACAGCACCATGGAACAATGGCACTTGCCGTGTCCGCATTGCGGGGATAAACAACCCCTTCGCTTCGCTCTCAAGAACGGTGTTGGCGGGGTTAAATACGAATTCCATGAGGAAGATGGGGAGTTCATCGTCACTAAAGCCGAGTATGTTTGTGCCTATTGCGGCGCTCTTGGCGAGGAAAAGGATTGGAAGCGCGGCGCAGGCGAGTGGGTAGCCCGCAAGAAGCACAGCACCCGCCGTGGATTCCACATTAACCAGCTTGCAAGCCCGTGGTCAGACTGGCGAGAGATTGCCAAGGCGTTCCTAGTGGCGAAGCGTGAAGGCCCGGACAAGTTAAAGGTATTTGTGAACACCGTCCTGGGCGAGCCGTGGGAAACCAAGCTCAAAGGATTCGACGACAAGACAATCAAGGCGCGCCGTGAGACTTACGGTTGCGAAGTGCCGGAGGGCGTTAAGCTCCTGACCGCCGCAGTCGATACCCAGGACGATCGTTTTGAGGTTGAGGTCATTGGGTGGGGTGCAGGCAAAGAGTCCTGGAGAATTGAATACAAGGTGATACGTGGAGACTTGGACGGCCCGAGGATTTGGGAGCAACTGGACGAGTTTCTTTGTCGTACCTGGCTCGGACATGACGGTCATGAGTTCCGCATCGTCGGCATGGCGATGGACTCAGGCGGTCACTACACCAAAGAGGTTTACGAGTTCACCGGGCCAAGGAACTACAGGTATTTCACCGCAATCAAGGGTGTCGGTAAGACTGCCAAGACCGCACAGGACGTTAGTTTCATATCTGGACACACGAAAACGGCAGAAGAAAAGGCGGTTTTGTACAAGATCGGGGTAGATGATGGCAAGGTAAAGGTGTTTGAAAGCCTGAAAATAAGCACTCCTGGTCCGCAATACTGCCACTTCCCGGACGATGGAAGGGGTTATGATGACTCATATTTCCTCGGCCTGACTGCTGAAACGCAGAAGGTTGTCACGGAAGATGGGGTCCGGCTCAAGAAATGGGTCAAGATCAGGGACCGAAACGAGCCGTTTGACCTTGCTGTTTACAACAGAGCCATACTTGAGATCATCCGGCCTAACCTTTCACTGCCCCGAGATCAGCAACCTAACGGTCCGAAGGTTGAACCGACGGGTTTGGAAAAGAGGAAGGTCGTTCCGGTACGCAAGAAGAAGCGGAACGTGTCCAGTAGTTTGTAACCAACATAAGGAGGTGAGAAGTGGAATGCCTAATCCATCATACGAAGACGCAAAAGCGGATTACCAGCTTTGGAAAGAAGCCGAGCGAGCTTTGGCAACAGGAACGTCCTACAGCATCGCCGGGAGATCATTAACCCGAACTGATATGTCGGTCGTCAATGAAAAGCTCCGCTATTACGGCAGGATCATTGACCAGTACGAAGGCAGAGGAACCCGCAAAATGCGGGGCATCACCACGTTTGACCGATGACGGTTGCGAAGATTGTAAGACGCTCACCGACAGCCAACGCAAACATGAAAGTATCCACCCCGTTCGGTAACGGCAAGGGTTACGGTAGGCATGGAGCCAGCACCCGCAAGGCATCCATGGTTACATGGCAAAGCGCCGGAGGGGATGCCAACGCAGATATACACGCGAACCTTCCGAAGATGCGTGAACGTGCCCGTGACTTATTCATGGGGAGTGACATTGTAGCCGCCGCACTCAAGGGGCTACGGACCAACATTGTCGGAACTGGCCTGAAACTAAATCCGTCGCCTAATATCGAGTTCCTGGGCATGGATCAGAAGCGAGCGAAGGAACTGAGGGATACCATTAACCGAGAATGGGCGCTGTGGGCTGAGACAACCAAATGCGATGCCGCCGGACTCAATGACTTCTACGAGCTGGAAGCATTAGCTTTCCTTTCAACGATCATGAGCGGTGATGTATTTGCGCTTATGCCGAGCTACAAACGACCGTGGTCCACTTACGACCTAAAGGTTAATCTCGTTGAGTCTGACCGCTGTGATACCCCGGATGACGGTAGAGATTTGACCAACATCCAATCCGGCGTAGAGGTTGATGGGGACGGTATGGTTTCAGCCTACTATTTCAGCAACAGCCACCCAGGGGAAGATGGGTTCACGATCAAACAAAAAGAATGGGTCCGGGTTGAGAAGTACGGCGAGAAGACGGGGAGAAAGAATGTCCTTCACTTATTCGAAGCCGAACGGCCTGGACAACGCCGTGGTGTGCCGATCATCGCGCCTATCATCGAATCGTTGAAGCTCTTGGACAGGTACACCGACGCGGAGATTAACGCCGCTGTCATTACGTCCATGTTCACCGTGTTTGTAACGAGTGAAAATGATCCAGACAATGGGCCATTAGGTGGCGGCATGGGTTCGCCCGAGACAAACGGTTACGAGGATGTGCCGGGCGGCGACGACATGATTAAGATGGGCCAAGGTGCTGTCAATTACCTTGAACCTGGCGAAAAGGTTGAGTTCGCAAACCCCCTCCGCCCAAACCCTAACTTTGAAGCGTTTGTCCGGGCCGTTCTCAAACAAATTGCGGCGGCTTTAGAACTACCGTATGAGATATTGACCAAGCAGTTCACTAGCTCCTATTCCGCTTCGCGGGGGGCGCTCCTGGAAGCTTGGAAGATGTATCGAATGCGCCGGGCTTGGCTGTCAAAAACATTCTGCCAGCCGATCTATGAAGAGTGGTTTGTTGAAGCAGTATCCAAAGGAAGAATCCAAGCCCCCGGCATCTTTGATGATCCGGCTATTTTTGCTGCTTACACAAAAGCGGATTGGCATGGACCTTCTCAGGGATTGCTTGATCCGACCAAGGAAGTTGACGCTGCAGTAACCCGTATGCAACACAACCTCAGCACCGCAACCCGTGAGTCCGCAGAGATCAACGGCGGATCATGGGAGGACAATGTGGAGCAGAGAGCGTATGAGCATGAGCGCATGAAAGAACTGGGGATAAGTGAAGGGGCCGCAGCTCCAGCAGCTGCACCCGCAGCAGTCCCGGCAACACCTTCTGAACCATCGGAAGAGGGAGACGAAGACAATGACGACGAGGAAGGGGGTGAACAAAACTAATGCGGATTAATCTATACGGGACAATCGTTTCAAATGATGACGCTTGGTTCTATGCGTGGTTCGAAGCCGAACACACAACGCCGAAAATGATCAGTGATCAACTCGCTGCGGCTGGTGATACAGACGTTGAACTGTACATCAATTCTCCTGGCGGTGATGTGTGGGCAGGCTCCGAGATCTACACGGCGCTAAAAGAACATGGCAGGGTAACAGCCAAGGTTGTAGGCGTAGCCGCTTCTGCCGCTTCCGTTGCTTTGTGCGGGGCCGCAAAAGCTCTTATTGCCCCTACAGCTCAGGTGATGATCCATCGTTCCTCAACAGTCACAGGCGGAAACAAGAACGCCCATGATGAAGGCTCACAGATGTTAAACAGCGTGGACGAGGGCATGGTTAACGCCTATGAGGATAAGACGGGAATGAGTCGTGAGGAATTGATTGCGCTCATGGATGCAACAACGTTCCTGGATGCTAATAGAGCCGTCGAACTGGGCTTCGCTGACGAGAAGATGTTCGCCCAAACGGAGAAGGTTGCGGCTTCCGCAACACTACCTTTGATGTCGGCTGATTTCCTGAACAGTTTCAAAGATAAATTGATCCAAGCTAACTTGGCTCCTGGTGTTCAAGCAGGGCAAGCAACTCCGCCTGAGCCTGAACCAGTAGCCAGCGCACCAACAAATACACAGACCCCGAAGGAGGGCGAAGGAAAAATGACTTATGACGAATTAGTAGCACAGCACCCGGAATTGGTTGACACAATCTCGCAGGCGGCGGTAACAGCCGAACGAAACCGAATCAGCTCACTTTCTGCATTGAAAGGCGCACCAGGAGCAGAGCCATTCATTGATGCCGCGATTCTTAGCGGTGAAACTGCTGGTGATGTAGCGATGAAGATCGTACAAGCTTCCGCGCAACGCCAAACACAAGAAGGTGCCAACCGTCAAGCAGACGCAGAAGCAAGTGGCGTGAATGCAGTCGCTAACCAAGCGCCACCAGTTAAACAGACGGACAAAGAAAAACAAGACGCAATTGTTGCAAGCCTTGCGGCCCGTGCGGCGGCAATGCAAAAAAAAGGAGGTAAATAATCATGCCAGCATACGAAAGCAGACCATACGACGTGCTATTTGCAGGTGGAGTACAGCCGGAAGTAATGACCGCAATCATTATTAAAGCGGGTTCCGGCGTGGTCACACGCGGTACAGTGCTTGGACGTTCATCTCAGTTGGGTGAGTCGGATCTGTACGCAGGAACACCAATCACAGCTCCAGTTGATTCTACGAAAACAGACGGTACACAAACGGTGTACTGCATCTTGGCTGATGAGGAAATTGATGCAACGACCACAGACAAACGCGCCGCTGCTTACTTGGATGGCGAGTTTAACCGCGATGCACTCAAGTTTGGCGGTACTGATACAGTGGCACAGCACGAAGTTAAAATGCGTGAAATCGGTCTTATCACAAAACGAGTAGTTAAATAAGGAGGATATAAAAAATGGCATACAGCGACCAATATGATTTCCCGACACTGTTCCGCGTGGTTGAAGCATTCCCGAAAGATTCCACGTACCTGGTAGACACATTCTCCAAAGACGGGGAAGCTTTCCCGGATGATGAAATTGAAATCCAAACAATGAAGGGCCACCGCCCTTTGGCTCCATACGTTAATGAATTGCTTCCAGGTAAAGTGATCTTGCGTACAGGTTTCAGCGCGAAGCAGTACAAACCCGCTTTGCTCAAGCCTATGCGGATCATCACACGCCATGACTTAAAGGTTCGTCAAGCCGGTGAGAACTTGATCAACCCTAAATCGCCGGAAGAACGTTACGACGACCTGGTAGCCAAAGACTTGGTTGACCTTAACTCCACAGTCTCCCGTCGTGAAGTTCAACAATTGGCGGAATTGATGTTCACAGGTAAGGTTACACAGATCGGTGAAGGTGTTGACCAAGTACTTGATTGGGACTTTGAGAACTACGAAGTGCTGTCTGGTGATGATCTGTTCAGCAACCAAGAAAACGACATTTCGGCATTCTTGCAAGAGTGGAAACTGAGAGTCATGAACGGCAGTGGGGTAACTCCTACACGTATCCTGACAACAGCAGAGGTTGCCACCGCGATCATGCGCCACGCTACAATCTTGGCGTTGATCAAAACAGACAACACTGCGGTATTGACTCCTGGACAGCTTAACCAGGAAATCCGTCAAGATGGGGTCATCTTCCACGGCACACTGACGCAAATTGGATTGAGTGTTTACTCATACACCAACTCCTACACGAACGAAGAGGGCGATGTTGTTCCTTACATCCCTGCTGGAACCCTGGCTATGTTGCCAGATGGACAACCGTTCACGTTCCACTATGGCGCTAACTTGATCATGGACACTGATGGTAACTTCAAGTTTGTTCAAGGTCGAATCACGCCACAAGTTTTGACTACTATCGAACCACCAAGCCGTAAAGTACAATTCTTGTCCCGTCCGATCTGTGTACCAGACAACGTAAACGGTTGGTTCGTCGCTAAAGTTCTTTAATCCAAAGGAGGATAACAATCATGGCTTACACAACAACCGCAATCATTCGTCACAGTGGCAAACGTTTTGAAAAAGGCGTCACGTTCCCGACTACTGGCGTAGAAAAGAAAGACCTTGACCGCCTTATCTCCATCGGAGCTATCGTAGACCCGGAGCAGGAAGCCAAGGCACTGGCGAAAGCCGAAGCCGCCGCAAAGAAAGCCAAAGAAGAGGAATAGGGGGTAGACCATGAACTTTCGTGACCAAATGAAGATTGATGTACAACGTGTTTTCTCGAATCCAAATGAGTTCTCGGAGGTTCATGTGTGGGCTTCCGACTCTCAAAATCCGGTTCCGTATTACGTTAATATGATTATTGAATCGTTCACATTGGACGGGAAGCCACTTCAATACGTTGAGGGTGTAGCTTCTGACAACGTTGTGATCCATGTTGATCCTGACGCACTTGGATATATCCCTGCATACGGTCAGTTGCCCTTACTGGACAACAGAGTTTACCGGGTGACGGGCGTATCCAATGAATTCGGGATCATCAAAATCGTATTAACTGGTAATTTCTCATGAGCGGGATTATAAGCATTCGTAGCGATCTAAGAGGAACCGCTAGGGATGTAAAGAAAATGCAGGGCATGGTCAAGAAGGCCGTAACCTCTTCTATCAACCGTTCAGCCAGCGCCGCAAGGACAGCAGGGGTGCGGAAAGTTAGGGAGCGTTACGAAATCAGGGCCAAAGACGTCAACTCGACTTTCAGCTTCAGGAAGGCCGGGTCTGATGGAATGGCGGCTATTTTGAAATCGAAGACCCAAGGCGGATTACCGTTGATCAAATTCAAAACAAACCCGAAAGTCCCGATGGCTCCAAACCAGCCGCGTGACGGTGTTAAGGCTACGGTTTTGAAGGGCCAAAAACGGACGCTTAAAAGGGCTTTCGTTGCGAAGGTTGGAGCTGGTGGTCATGTCGGGGTATTCGAGCGTTCCAAAACTAAAAGGTTGCCGATCAAGGAATTGTTTGGTCCTCCTATCCCGTACATGCTCAACAACAATGAGATACGCGACGAGATGGAACAGACATTTGCGGCAACATTCCGGGCAAGGTTTAGCCATGACCTGGATAGGCAGCTTGGAAGGTTGGTGAGGTAATGACCCCGACACGATTACTTGAAGTATTAAAGGAATATCTCGAAGGTAAAACCGAACTACTCCGTTTCGGGGAAGAGGACAAGGGCGGACGCAGGCAACCTCAGGTGTTCATTGGCTATCCCCCAGCCAAGACAGCTAATGTTGCCCCGCCGCCCTCGCCTGTACCTGGAGTTAGGCCACCAACGCCCAACAACCAGGTAATCCCACCACCTCAACCACAGCCCGATCTTCAAAAGATATTTTACGAGGATGAAAAGATATATCCATTCGTAATTGTTCGTTTGTTGAATTGGACAGATGAAGTAGGCGAATTAGGGGAGCGAGCGGTGGCGAGTGTTCGGGTTATTTTTGGTGTTAAAACATATGAACATACCGGATATGTAGACGTAACAAACCTCGCTCAGACAGTTAGACAGGCATTGCTGGAGGATTTAGTTATTGGTGACGCTGCTGAAGTACAAAAGCCGTTGCTAGTGACTGTATATGAGGATCAAGCATACCCTTACTGGATCGCTGATGCAGATATTACGTTTGTTATTCCGACTATCATATCTAAAACCATGGAAAGGACTGATTTTTATGGAGGAAACAACTGGAACTAACGAGTCTACGTCTAAAGCGAAGGCAAAGACAGTTGCGGCTAAGGCCCAAGAAGTTGAATTGCAGACCGAGAAGAAACCGTCATTTGTCTATCTGGGTCCGTCACTTAAAACCCTCCCTTTGCGCCAAGGCGCTACGTATGTAGGGGGTATACCGAAACAATTTCAAGAAATCTATGACACTAACGCCGATGTGCGTTTTTTGTTTGTGAATTTAATGGATTCGGTGGAGGTTCGTTTGGCGCTGCGCGACCCAGGCAGTGAACATACTGCGGTATTCAATCAAATTAAAGCGAGTGGGGTGTAAAGATGGCTTATTCACACGGCATTACAGCTAAAGAAAAAACTTATTCCCCTCCAGCTCAAGAACGCGAACAGTTCACGGGTATCGTGGTTGTGGGAACAGCGCCGGTAAACATGAGTACGAGAGTAGCTCCGCTTTCAACTCCGGTTAACGTGCCTATCTTGGCTCGCAACTGGGACGAGGCGGTGGCGGCATTAGGTTATTCGGATGATTGGGAGTCGTTCACACTTTGTGAAGTGATGAAATCACAGTTCCAAAACCACCAAACAACCCCGGTGACGTTCATCAATGTTCTGGACCCGGCTGTTCACACGGCTAAGGTAGAGGATCAGTTGGTTTCTGTGGTTAAAGGACGCGCGATTGTCGATGCTGTCGGAATCACCCTTGCAAGTCTGATAGTTAAGTCCGCAGATGGTACAACCACTTACACGGGTACGGATTATTCCGCATCTTACAACAACGACGGTAATGTTCAAATTGTTGTCCGGTCTGCTGGTACAATTCCACCTGGCGCAAACTCTCTGTCTGTCACATACGACAAGTTGGATAGCTCACTCGTCGATATTACTGACATTATTGGTGGCACAGATGCCACAACTGGTAAGCGAACAGGTCTGGAGTTGACGGAAGAGGTATATCAACGGTTTCAAGTCATTCCTGATGTGCTGATAGCTCCGGGCTTCTCTACCAATCCGATTATAGCTTTTGCCATGGTGGATAAGGCACGCAAAATCAATGGTGTGTTTGAAGCTCAAGCTGTTATTGACTTGGACGCTTCAGTTCCTTTTGTGGACATAGTTGACTGGAAGCAAACACAGGGATTCACTGATCCGCTCTTGATCGCCGGATACCCGAAAGCTACGTATCTGGGTGAGGTATATCACATGTCAACAATCATTGCTAGTACAATGGCTGCAACTGATGCAGACAATGACGGTGTGCCTGCGGAATCTCCGTCTAATAAAGCGGCTATGATTGACGGTTTGGTCTATGAGGATGGCACAGAATTGTACCTGGGCAAAGAGCAAGCCGACATTCTGAACGGTAACGGGATTGTGACGGCGCTAAACTTCACGGGCGTATACACGGTTTGGGGTTCCAGAACAACGGCATATCCTACGTACACTGACCCACAGCGTACATTCATTCCGGTTCGCCGTATGTTTACGTGGGCAAAGAACAACTTTATCGCTAGGTACTGGCCCCGTGTTGACAGCCGCATGATTCGCAGGAACATCGCTTCTATTGTTGACGATGCGAATGTATGGTTTAACGGTCTTCAAGCATCTGGCTACCTACTGGGTGGACTAGTTACGTTCGACGAATCTAAAAACAACGTGGATGACCTTATCAACGGTAAGGTTATTTTTGGATTCCGCATGACTCCGCCAAGCCCTATGGAAGACATCCAAGGCGAGTTCGAATACGACACATCATACATCGCGAGTGTATTCGCGTAAGAAAGGGAGGTTGAACCATGCCGCAAATTCCACAAAAGTTGTCTGACTACATGGTGTATGTAGCAGGCACAAATAGCCAACTGGGTAACGGTGATGTTACCTTGCCGAGCTTCGAAGCAATGACAAGTGAAGTGGGTGGCGGGGGCATCTACGGAGGTTTGGAAATTCCTACTCCTGGTATGTTCGGTCCCCAAACGTTCAGTATCGCATTTAACACGATCAGTAAAGATGTGCTTTCTATGATGGGTCCAGACGTGGTTAAACTCGAAATGTTTGCTTCTCAACAATCGTGGGATACTGGTCAATCCAAGATCGTCAATGAAGGGTTGAAGGTCGTTGCATGGGGCCTGGCTAAAAACTTGGAGCTTGGCACACTGACCAAGAACGACTCTACAGGGACAACGCTTGAGTTTGAGTTGACATACATCAAGATTTTCATTAGTGGGACAGCCATTTTTGAATTGGACAAACTCAACTACATTTATCGCATCAACGGAAAAGACGCTAACATTGATATCCGCAAAAATCTGGGCATGGCCTAATTTATAACTGAGGGGAGAAAGACAAAATGAGCGACAAGGAAGAAAAACAAGTAGTAGCAAACGAAGTAGAAGAGGGGTTTGATCCCAACCTTTTTCAACTGAAAAAGCCTATCGACCGCATGGGTACAGAAGTGCACTCGCTAAATCTGGACTTCGACAGCCTTTCATTAGCTGACCTTCTTGAAGCTGATAAGGAATTCACGAAGATGGTAGGGGAGCAAGTCGCTTCGACAACTCCGGTCAAGGCGTTCAACACAGCATATCAAATGGCAGTTGCGGCAAGAGCGGCAGGAATCCCGGTTCAGTTCTTTGCCACGTTGAGTGCTCGGGATGCAACTTCCATCGGGTTGCGGGTGCAGAGTTTTTTGCTAGGTGGGGAATAAACCCCGAGGATGAAGTAACTAAAAAGGTTCGATTGATTGCGGCATCTTGCGCCGTGAATCTCAAGACGGGTGTTGATTTCTTTTTAACACAGACGTTCAAAGAGATTTACGAGTGGCAGGATGCCATTTCTGTTTTGTACCCTCCAAAAAAAGAAGGGGAAGGGGGTGAATAAATGTCCCGCGATTATGAAATAGCTTTCCGGCTCCAGGCTCAAATGAACGCTGATTTCAGGCGTAATTTCGGGGCGGCAAACCAACAAATCGAAGAATTACAGCGGCAATTACGGGAGATTGAGAATTCAAGGGGTCCGAATAGAGCGGGAGAAGACGCTAACAGGACAAGAGGGGCGTTTGACAGGGCCAGAGGAGCCGCCAAAGGGTTCATGAGTATATTGGCTAGGGTGGCGCAATACACAGGCGCATACGCGGTTGTGAGCGGTATTGTGGATGGATTCCAGAATGCTATAGGGTTGGTTGGTGAGTTTGAGGGCGGAATGGCTCAACTTCAAGCATCAACCACCCTTACAGCAAAGGAAATGGAGGGTATCAAAGTCCAGGCATCCAGCCTTTACCGGGATAATATCGGTGAAAACTGGGATGATTTGACCCGATCACTCGCCACCGTCAAACAGGTCACAGACCTTTCAGGCGATGCACTGAAATCGACCACAAGGAATGCGGTTGTGTTCCGGGATGTGTTCGGTGAGGATGTTACCCAGTCCATTCGTGCCGCTGACCAGATGACACGCCAATTCGGGATAACCCAGGACGAAGCGTATAACCTCATGGCTCAGGGTATGAAGGGCGGACTTAACATGTCCGACGAGCTGATTGATAGTATTTCTGAATACTCAGTGTACTTTGCAAAGCTTGGCTACGATTCAGAAGATATGTTCGATAAGTTCGGTGCAGGCGCGGCTTCCGGTGTTTTTCAATTAGACAAAATCGGTATTGATTTGCCGATTCAAAACCTCTTTAATTGCTGGGAAACCTTAACCGAAAAACGGAAGGCAATCAGCAGGGAAGCCGCTTGAAAAGGCGGAACCTTCAACGACTAGTCGAAAGACGTAGGGCCAAGCGGCTCGAAACGGGAGGCATTGGATATATTTATCACTCCAATGAAGATATAGTCTGAACTTGCATGGAAACATGCAGCAGCCGAAGGGCGGCGCGATATTAGCGAAATCGCGTGAACAAAGTGGATTCAATCAAAGAATTGACCATCCGAACCAAGGACCAATCCAAGACCACACACGAAGGTTATAAGCTCCTAAACCTGAATGCCGCGCAGTTTGAACAAGCCATAGCAGGCGGCGGGGAAAACGCCAAGAAAGCCACACAGAAGATATTCCAAGCATTATCCAAGATACAGGACCCGATCAAGCGTAACGCCGCAGGTGTTTCGCTCTTTGGTACGCAGTTCGAAGACTTGGAGTATGAAGCGATCAAGGCCATGGGTGAAGCCCGTAGCCAGTTCGATAAGACCAGGAAGACCATGGATAACGTCAAAAATGTCAAATTCAACACCCTGGGCATGGCGTTCCAGGCTATTGGTCGTTCCGTTGAGATGGATTTCATCCAGCCTTTGGGTAAAAAGTTGTTGCCGATCCTCAGCGATGTGGCGAGATGGTTTACATCAACTAATGGCAAAAAGTTCTTCTCCAATCTGCAGAACGACATTCAATACGTCATTAAAAAAGCAAAAGAGTTTTACAACGTGATTAAAGATAACTGGGGTAAGATTGCGGACGTGTTGATTCCGGTAATCGCTGGTATCGCTGCTGCCAAGATAGCATTCGACACACTCAAAGTTATTGGAATTATAAATACACTCATAACTGCATTCAGGACTGGAACACTCATGGCTGCGGCTGCACAATGGGGACTTAACGCCGCCTTTCTCGCTAACCCCATGACATGGGTTGTGATTGGTATCGCCGCACTCGTTGCGGCTATTGTTGTTGCAATCCGCCATTGGGATTCTATCAAGGCGGCGGTTTTAAATTTCTGGACTGCTGTCAAAGGCTGGTTAGGCGGTATGGGTGCTTGGTTCTCCGAACGCTGGAACGAAGCCTATAGCGCGGCTACAACGGCCTTTTCTGGCTTGACTGGATGGTTCAGCAACCTTTTCGAAGGGATAAAGAACACATTCAACGGTGCGGTAAACTGGATCATCGACAAACTGAACTGGGTTATCGACAAAGCCAACGGGATCAGCTTCGACATCCCGGACTTCATGGGCGGCGGAACTATCGGGGTGGACATCCCGAAAATACCAACGGTTGGTGGGTATGCAACGGGTGGATACGTCAACAAACCTGAGCTTGCTTGGGTCGGTGAAGGTAAATCCCCTGAGTGGATCATACCGGACAACAATTCCCCTCGTTCTCAAGGTCTATTGGATGCGGCAAACCGTAGTATGGGTTATGCCCCAGCGCCTTCCGGTGGTGGCGGCATGAGCATCAACTACAACCCGCAAATCATTATCCAAGGAAACGCCAGCCAACGGGATATCGAAGCGGCGCAGGCAACAGGCCAACAAAGCTTTGAACAACAAATGGCGCAATGGCAACGACAAAAAGAAAGGGTGAGTTTCGGATGACGACATATAGCACGATTCAAGGTGACATGTGGGACATGATCGCCTTCCGGCTCACCGGATCATATGCGGGAATGTCCGAACTTATCCGGGCCAATCCAGATTACGGGGAGTATGTCATTTTCCCCGCTGGAATTGTCCTGGTTGTGCCGGAATTTACTGAGGATGTTGCGGACACCTTGCCGCCTTGGATGATCGGCGGTGAGTCAGTATGAGTACCGTTCAAAACGGGCGGCGGGTTTCGGTAGCTGTTAAGTACCAAGGGAAGAACATAACGCAGGCGTTGAAGGATTTCCTTATCGACTTCAAATATACGGATTCACCCTCCGGTGAGGTGGACACAATCACCCTTAACCTGGACGACAGGGACCGCAAATGGACCAAGCAATGGACCCCTAAAAATGGTGATCGTTTGATAGCTGAAATTTCAGTTACAGATTGGGACAAAGCCGGGCACAAAGGAAAGATCAATTGCGGCGCATTTGAGGTGGACAGCCTGGACCTGACCGGGCCACCACACATTGCGTCAATCAATGCGTTGTCCGTCCCTCAATCTGGTTCTCCTGCAATGCGGGAGAAACGTACAAAGTCATGGGAAAAAGTTAAGCTCCGCGCGATAGCACAAGAAATAGCGAACCGCGCAAAGTTGAAACTGATGTACTCAGTTAAGATCAACCCCACGTATGAACGCCAGGACCAAACCGAGGAAAGCGACTTTTCATTTTTGAATAAGGTTTGCACCGACGAAGGGATAGCGGTCAAAGTATCCGGTTCACAGCTCGTTTTATATGACGAGTCAGAACATGAGAAGCGACCACCAGCGAAGACGATAGAGTACGGGAAAACGCCCGTTATTAGTTATAAATTTTCGGAATCAAGCAGTACAACCGCCTACTCTGCTTGCGTGGTGACGTATAAATCAACGGTCACTCCTGCAAAGAAAAAGAAGGCCAAGGATAAAAAGAAAAAAGGCGGATCATCCACCGACCCACCTGTACCGCTTGATCCTGACTTGCCTACACCTAAATCTATGGCGATGGCTGTAACAGCGGCGGCAGATAAGAAAGAGAAGGAAAAGGGGAAAACGCAAGTTATAACCGGGAAGTACACTTTGCCCGGCGTTACTGGTCCGATTCTTAAAATCAACCAGAAAGTCGATTCTGTTGCGGAAGCGCAACGGTTAGCAAAAAATAAATTGCGTGAACAGAATAAGAACGCAGGGATAGCGAGCTTGGTTTTAGCTGGTGACGTTACCTTAGCTTCCGGCATCACGATCACCATCAAAGGATGGGGGCGTTACGATGGCAAGTACCTCATTGTCAAATCGGAGCATTCGGTCGGTTCAAACTACACCACCAGCCTGGAAATTAGAAAGGTGTTGGGCTACTGATGGCAGATATTCAAGCGATTATTAGGAATCTATTCCGGGTCGGCATATGCTCCACGTCTGACGCCTCCCTTGGGACGCTTACAGCCACTTTCCCTGATAGGGATGACATGGTATCAGATGAATTGGCAATGGTGTACAAGGGCGGGTGGGGCGCTTCTAACGCGATACCGCAACCCGGTGACACCGTGGTCTGTTTGTTTCTTGGGAATGGAATGTCAGATGGTATATGCCTCGGGAAAATATATGACACGGACGACCCGCCGGGCGAAGAAGGTCAAGAAGGGATATTTTTTGAGGATGGCAGCTATGTGTATTTTGACCATACGGCTGGGAAACTCATGGTTAATGCTATGGGTGGTGTTGATGTGAAAAGCCCGGGAAACGTGGAGGTTAGCGCTCAGAGCGTAGTTATAAAAGCTACAACCGTAACGATTGACGGTGATCTCAGTGTCACAGGTACGGTATCTGCATCAAACTTATAAAGGGGTGATAACATGGCAATGCCTGGTTTGGGTAGCTTGGGGGATATCGGGTTTATAGCAGTATTCGGCACTGATCGGCGTAAGGTTCGGACGGTCCAAGACTTCCAACGTGTTTCGGCTGACCGATGGGCGCAGAGTGACCTAATATTACAAAAGCCCCGCAAACAATTTCTAGGACCGGGGCTTGATACGGTGTCATTTACAATCATACTGGACGTGAATCTCGGTATGAATCCCCGTGTCGAGATGGAGAAGCTTTTGGTTTACAGCAGAGAGGGCAAGGTTTTACCACTTGTATTTGGAGGGAAGCCGATGGGGATGGGTAAGTGGTCCATTGCTGGCCTTACTCAAAATTGGTTGCATATCGATAACAAGGGAAATCTCTTGAGAGCTGCCCATGATATCAGCTTGGAGGAATACGTCTGATGCCTACAGAATATACAGTTCCCGCAACTATGCCTGAAACAAAATTCGGACTCACGGGGATAGAACAACTCAAGCAGAATGTCATGATCATTGCTTCCACCAGAAAAAACAAGATGGTCATGGATAGGGGGTTGGGCGTTGATGGTTCAATAATGGACAAACCAGTTACGTATGCCCGTGTCCTCCTTCCGGCTGCTCTTATTGAAGCCATTGAAGATGGGGAGCCGAGGGTTCAGGTGCTTGAAGTAATTGTAGAAGATCCATCGTCTGACCCGGGAAAATCAGGGTTGATCCAAGCGCATGTTAAGTTCGTTGAAAGGAGTGGTCAGTAATGGCATTGGTTGATTTGCCGGACATCCAGTTCACTGAACAGGATGAACAAACCATCATGAATGATATTAAGCTGTTTTATGAGGGGATAACAGGTATTTTGTTAGGGAGAGCTGACCCGGTAATGACCGTTCTTAACACCCTTGGTAAGTACATCATTCTCCAAAATGTATTGATTGACCGAGTGGCGAAGGCTGAGCTATTACCTTTCGCTAATGGACCGATATTGGATTACCTCGGATACTTTACGAAAACAGAGCGCCTACCCGCAGCGTATGCCACGACCACACTCAGATTTTCTTTATCTACTGCACTGGTTACTCCTCAGATCATTCCAGCAGGCACAAGGGTAAGTCCGGACAACTCCGAAGGGGAATTATACTTCGCAACAATCAGAGACGTTACATTGTCACCTGGGCAGTTGCAGATAGACGTTGCAGCGAGATGCTTGGAAGCGGGAGAAGTGGGAAACGGGTTTGTTGTAGGAGATATCAACACTTTGATTGATCCTGTCCCCTATGTGCAGACGGTAACCAACACAACGGTTAGTGGCGGTGGGGCTGACGTGGAAGATGACGATTCATATCGTGAACGAATCCGACTATCTAACGATTCATTTACAACAGCCGGTCCGCGTGATGCTTATATTTATTGGGCCAAAACAGCAAGTTCGGCAATTCTGGATGTACAAGCAACAAGCCCGGCAGATATGGAAGTCTTGGTCACCATATTGTTAGATGGGGGTGAGCTGCCGACACCTGAAATAATCGAAGCGGTGACTTCTGTCTTGAATGTTCGGAAAATTCGACCACTAACAGACAAGGTGACTGCATCCGGACCGGATTTAGTGGAATATGATCTGAACATGACTTATTACATCCATGACGACGATGTTGCTATGGAAGAGTCGATCAAGGCAGAGGTTCAACAAGCAGTATCGGATTACGTTCTATGGCAAAGGTCTAAGCTCGGAAGGGATATAAACCCATCGGAGCTTATTCGTCGTGTGATGATAGCCGGGGCGCACAGGTTGGATCAGTCCTCTTTACTTCCGTTGTACACACCTGTACCGGGTACAAGTGTTGCCAGGGAAGGGACAATCACCCTGAATTACGGGGGGTTATCCGAGTGAAGACACTTGCAGATATTAGCTTGTATGATCTTCTGCCGGACAATGCTAAGGGAGATAAGAACATTTCTGCAGCCTGCCGTTCATTGGACAACCAAGTGAAAGACTTGTACAAGAGGGCTGATAAGATTTCTTTTTACCGTCGCCTGCATTACGGACAAATCACAGATGAAGAAGCGGATGCAAGAGCCTGGCAGTACAAGCTTGCGTACTATGATTCTAATCTGCCATTAATCCAAAAGATCGAGCTTCTTCGATCGGCAGTTGAAACGAATCGTTCCAAAGGGACTCCAGCAGCTATCGAGGGTCTGATAACAATCCTATTTGGTGAAGGTTACGTGCAGGAGTGGTTCGAGTACGATGGGGAACCTGGTCACTATCAAGTCATAACAAGCAATCCAGCAGTAACAGAAGGTAGAGCACAAGAATTCGTTCGAGCAATAGAATCAGTAACGCGCCTGTCTTCGCGATTGGATCGGGTTGTATTGTCAGAGACAGTCAACATGACAGACCTTTATATTGGCACAGGTACCCACGTTGGTGAACGAATTAAAATAAATTAGGAAAAGGAGGGTTCAGATGTCTTCATTTAGCGCGAATGGATTAACGAATAAAGGCCGTAACTTGCAAGCCAAGGCACAGGCGGGAGTGCAGCTTCTTTACACCAAGGCCGTAGCTGGTGATGGAACATTAGGGAATCAATCCATAGCTCCTTTAACAAACGTGATCAGCCCTAAAAAAACATTCCCACTGACGAGGTTCAAAGCAACTGGAACTATGGCTAGAATCGGATTCGATCTGAGCAACCAAGACATTACCACAGGATTCTACTTCCGAGAAATTGGTATATTCGCAAACGATCCAGACGAAGGTGAAATACTCTACTGGTATGCGAATGCCGGGGCGACAGCGGACTATATCCCTCCAGGCGGCGGAAGTGACATTTTGGAAAAGACATTCGATTTACTTGTCTTTGTAGGTAATGCTCCAAATGTGAGTGCGATCATTGACGAATCATTGACCTACGCAACTGTTGAAGCATTGGATGATGCTCTTGACGCAGCCAAAGTTTACACGGACGATAAGTTCTCGCAGATCATCATCCAAGATGCTTCGACAACTCAAAAGGGTGTTGTTCAGCTCAGTAACAGCACAACCAGCACAAGCCAAACAATGGCAGCAACCGCTAAAGCGGTAAATGACGCAAGGCAATCGGCAATAAGTGCAGCATCTACAGACGCAGAAACAAAAGCGAATACTGCTGAAACGAACGCGAAGAATTACGCGAACACAGTTGTTGAACAATCAGACCTATGGGGGGCGTTATAGATGGCGGTAGTAGCAAAAAGGTTCGCTAAAGGTGGTACGACAACAACCATGACCACAGTTTATACAGCGCCTGCGAATACAACAGCACAAATTAAGGCGGTAACCCTTTGTAACACCACTGCCACCAACGTTGAATTTAATATGAATCTGGCTGACACGAGCGTGATTTGGAAACACGTAATAAAGCCGTATGACACAATTACCCTACCTTTTATGGATCAGATAATCCATGCAGGCGAAACAATTAGGGAATCAGGATCGACCTCTACAACTGGAGGTTTGACCTTCTACATCAGCGGCAAAGAGGTGACATAATGCCAGGGATAGATAGTTACTCATTGGATAATTACGGGTTGGGTGGGCCGGGATTTCCCGCTACGAGCATTGAACGAACAATTTATGTTCCGTACACCACAGTGTCTCCAAACTCAAGAAGAGATATCTTGCTATTTGAAATCCCGATAGGCATCCGCTTATTTTCAGCCTTTTCGAAGTCGGGTCCTATCAGGAGCTTTGATAGCGTATATGCTGTTCCTCAATTAGTATTAAGAAATTTAACAGGTTCTGTGAATAGCGGAGTCGTGTTGGACGTGCTTGCTTTCCCTAATAAACTGGTTACGCTTATGATTGATTTTGTGAAAGGTAAAATGAACGGAATCACAATCAATACACAAAGTGACGGGTACGTTTTCTCTAATCAACCTACGATAGATTTTGAGGCAAACGGTTTGAACTTGAACCAGCCCTTTGGATTGTATATGAGGGGTATTTCTACCACAGCTACTGGTGGAGGTATATGGATCGATAGTGCTCCGCTAGAAACTTACTTCACTTAATCTGGTGGTGTATATCTCAATAGAAAAAGAAAGAGTTTCAAGGGGGTGATTTGAAACTTAATCGAGTAAGTAACACGTCCGGATCCGGAGCGTGTTTTTTGTTGTGTCTGGAGTGGTCAGGGGGCTTTTCAAATATAGAGAGAAGTGGGGGAAGGGAATGGATGCAAATCAGGGAGGTGTGAACGATATGCAGGACAGCACGAATACGCTCGTCACTCTTCAAATCCAGCTAGCGAGGATTGAGGAGGGAATAAAGCCTTTGGCTGCGCTCGTTCCTGCGGTAGCTGAGGTAAAGGATGTTTCGAAAGAAGCTCTCCAGTGTGCCCAACAAACAGCAAACAAATTGTCTGAGGTGGAAGCAACTTTAAAGCGAACTGAAGACACTGCACATGAGGCCAAGCGCAGGGCGGACGATGCTAACCGTAGGCTTGATAAACAGGAAGAATCGCAAAAGTGGCTCAAACGCACATTTTACGGTGCCATCATTGCTGGTGGAGGCAGTGCGATTTTTGCAATCGTTTGGGCCGGCATAAAACTAGGGGGTGCAGCATGAATCCATTTGAAGGCTATCGCTTGACCAGTCCATTCGGCTGGCGCATTCATCCTGTTCATAACACCCGCAAATTTCATAAGGGTGTAGACCTTGTTGTAAGCCCGTCAAACGGCCCTCTGTACGCTTTTGTAGGCGGCGAAGTATTACATGCCAAGATGGGTGCAACAGGCTCAGGATTCGGTAATTACGGCAATACGGTAGCTATCCGGGATGACAAGGGATATCTGCATGTCTATGCTCACATGTCGTCTATTTCTGTTGTGGTAGGGCAGAGAGTCAAGCAAGGAGAGAAGGTTGGTTACCAAGGCAGCACCGGCATCAGTACTGGACCACATCTGCATTATGAGATCCGGAGGAAGGCAAGTCCATCATTTGGATTTACTGTGGATGAGTCTGGCGTAGTTGAGCCGACACAATACCTGATTAATTATTACGGGCAGAAGCCTGCAACAGATAAGGGGGACGAGCCAATGACGGCAGAAGAGAAGAAAAGGGTCGAGGATCTGGAAGCCACTTCAAAGGCACAGGCAGAGTGGATCAAGGCTGAGAAGGAAAAAGCCAATATGACATGCCCAGACTGGGCAAAAACGGCTTATGAGCACTACAAGGACTATATCGCTGATGAAACAGGCAGTTACGATTTTTGGCGGCTGCTTGTCATTGATTACCGTAAGGAAAAAGGAATTAAAGTTGCCAAGGAGGCGGGTGAGTGATGGAGAATCAAACACTGGAAGCTGTATTAACATTTGCTTCTTTGCTGGCTGTGTTCGTTCTCGCAGCGGTGCAATTGGTTAAAAACACGGTCAAAATGCCTTCAAACATAGTGCCAGTTATAGGTCTTATAATCGGTCTGTTGATCGGCGCGGCAGCCTACCCGTTTACGACATTAGATATCACGTTACGGCTTTGGGCTGGTGGTCTGGCTGGATTGTCAGCAACTGGATTGTTTGAACTCGCATTTAGTAAACGTCCAGGAACAACTAAGGAGTAACGAATAATAACTCCATCGGATTTCCGCCGGTGGAGTTATTTTCTTCTTGAATAACGAACGATTGTTCGCATATAATACAAACAGTTGTTCTTATTCGGGAGGTACCAATATGCTAAATGATTACGAGCGTAAAGTTCTGAGAATCTTATATAACTACAAGGGAGTTCGGCGGAGATTCCCTACAATACACGAATTGACTATTAAGACGGGAAGAGAAAAAGTGGACATTATGGCGGCTTTGGAGGGTCTTGTTAAAGAGAATTACATATCATGGGCAGATAAATCAGACACGTCGAACATCGTTATCTTGGAAGGCTGGGAACGCGAGGGTAAGCAGTCCAAACCTACTACTTCACAAAAGCCAAGTCGCTCTGGTGACGTCAGGTATTGGACCGAATACTAAGGGGGATTGCTATGAAAGGGAAACTGTTTGGTAACGGTCTGTTCGAGTCGTCGCGGATGATACTACCAGAACACAAAGAGGCTTGGTTGATCCACCAGGATAAGCTGCTGGAGAAAGAGAAGCCTATTCTGGATGAGCAGGAGATTCAGGTTATCCAAGGTAGAATAAACGACTCATTTCATCAGCGCATACGTATACGCATCACTGTCTTTGATCCAATTGAGGATGAGGTTTATGAGGGGATCGTATCGGTGGTTAACACTTTTCTGAAGGAAATAAAACTGGTCTTTGCCGATGGGGAGTGGAAGTACATCAACCTGGATACGATCATGTCAGTTACATAAACGAAAAAAAGAGCAGTAGGGATAAAACCCTCTGCTCTTTGCTCTATAGTTGGATAGCTTCCTGGCCACTCTGAGCACGGACAACAGCGTTGATATCTTCACAGAATTTGTAGGACTTACCCATATCCAACTGGTTATTCATGAATGTTACTGCTGCCAGTTCGCCCTGTGCGTTTAAGTAGTTGAGAATTAGGTATGTAGATGCCGCACCTTTGGTTTTCTTATTACCAATACCGCTCATACCGCCAACAATCGTCCCGAGTCCTGGCACGATGAGTGTCCCGATCAGCGCCCGGCCTACAACGCTTTTGCTTTTCTCAACAAGCTCTCTTTCTGTTTTAACAGCAGCAGCTTGCATGTTTTCGAGCGGGATTCTGAATTTATTATCTCCGCTTTCAATTTGAACATGGTCCTCGAATTGGATTACATCACAAGGGACTTTAGGTGAAATAGGAAGACCTTCGACATGTATCGTTGAGATAAACGTCTTTGCACCACGAACGTCCATTTGTTCCCGTTTTTGTTTCTGAGCTTTTGATGTGAATCTGTACATAAAAACACACCCGACAATGATAACAAGCAGTATCACAAATATCATATTGAACCACCTTCATTCATCATTTTGGGTTTATTTTACTATGGACAGGAAAAAAGTTCTATATTTTTATCTGAACCCTATTGCAATACATACGGCTTTACCGTATATTTATGGCAGACAAGCAAATGGGAAATATAAGGAGGAATGAGCATTGACCTTGAATCAGTACCGAGATTTGGCGGACCAACTGGGAGGAGAGGTCGGAGAGCAGATCGCTGCACTGGTCGAAGAGCTAGAAGAGTCCAGAAAGATCATACGGGGGAAAAAGTACCCACCTCTCCTTGGAAGTAAGGAAGTAGCAGAACAGATTGGTGCAGACCCGAAAAACATGCATCATGTCCGCAAAAACAAGATGTTCCCAGAGCCTGACGTAATGGTTGGGACAAGGCCGTTCTGGTTTAAACCATCAATTGATGAGTACCAGGAGCGAATGGAAGAGTGGCGTAGCAAAGACAAGCCAGAATAAAAGGGGATAGAGGCACGATGGAACTGGTCACATTTCTGTTGTTTTCAATGATTGAAATGTTTGGAGCGTTTGTATTCATGATGGTTCTTTTTAGAGAAAACCCAATGGAGTACACGTGGCAGGCTGCAGTCATTGCAGTTCTTATGGGGCTCCAAAGTTATTTCTTGCGTGGGATTGATCTCGGATTCATAGCAGTTGTAATAAACATCTTATTTTATGTATTGTTACTCGCCGCAGTGGTCCGATTGCCTTTGATCTGGTCAGCGATTATAGCATGCGCTGGATTCTTCCCATACGCGTTTGCCCAGGCAGCTCTCTTCGAATTGTTTCAAGGAGAATTGCTTCAGTTGATCACCAGTATTTCATTCATGATTGTGGCATATATACTTTATCGATTCGGGATCGGATTTGAGGCGAATTATAGTCTCCTCCGGTTCCGATGGGAAAAAATTATGGTGGTATTAGTGGTTGTAGGTGCCTTTGCTCTTACCGCTATTACTATGTATCAGAAAGCAGTATGGATCAATATTCTGTTCTTCGGGGCAGCGTCTGGTTTGTTCTTGTACTACGCTATTAGGAAAGAGAGGGAGGAAAGATGATTGAAGCAGCGGCCGGGAAACTTGCCAGACATATTAAATCTGTGGTACCTGACCATCCCACCCCAGAAGAGGATCTGAATCATTCACTCATCATCATAATCAATTTCTTTACGGTTGTAGGACTGGCAATGATCGGCGCAATCTTCACTGGACAGTTCAAGGAAACATTGCTGCTGCTTCAATGTTTTGCTATTCTGCGGCAATTAACAGGCGGTTTACACTTGGAATCAAGTACATGGTGTGCAGTGGCAACGGCAGGCGCAGCAACAGCCTTATCTCTTGTAACACTCAATGATAGCTGGGTAATTACATTGACTGCTGGGGCTGCAGTTCTGGTTGCGCTATATGCACCGTCAGGAATTGAGAGACAGACTATAATTCCACCGCGCTTTTTCCCGATATTAAGAGTAGTAGGTACTCTTGTTGTTGCATCAAATCTTTGGTTCAACTCGTCAGTAGCAGCAATAGCATTTTTTGTCCAGGCTCTTACACTTGTAGCCAATGAGCGTTTTTTGAAGGGAGGTGAGACAACATGAGAACAGCAATCTATTCCGCAATCGCATCTAGCCTTGGAGCACTCGCAGTATTATCTGTAATGCCGGCAAGTTTGGTTTTCGTTAACAATCCGAAACCACCACAACACTTGCTTAAAAAATAATGGAGGACAACATACATGGAAGAAGTAATGCTTCTGGTTGATCATAAAGGGAAAAGCGGCGTTGTTCCTGTTAAGGTCACCGACATACTGTATCTTTCTTATATCAAAGCATATAGGAAGGTAGCATTTTACACTGCCGATGCAACCTATTATTTCATGGGAAGTAAGGAGCATTGGACTGAGGTTCTGAATAACAGCGGCGGAAACTTCATGGACGTTGACCGGCATAATTCAGTTAATGTCATGAAGGTACGGCGGACTGAGACAAAGCCATATTATGCATACTTCGAAAAGTTCCGGACAGTAAACGAATTGCGGTGCTCTATGTCCGCAAGAGGATACAATGAACTATCGGAAGAACTATCAGTAGGAATCAAGCAACATCATAAACTCGTACCAAGTTACCAATGAAAAGAGGGGCCTCCGTCATAATGCGGGGGCCCCTCTTTTTTGCGTTCGATCATATACTATATCATATGTACATGTATTATATTGTCGAATCGTGGTGTCGAATGGATTCAATTCGGACGACCCAATTTTAATTTACAAAAGCTGTGATGTGGAGTTAAATGGGAAATAGGAACATGATTTCCTGTTGACGTTTAAGCAACTTTACAACGGGGTAAAACAAAACCTCCGGGTGGAGCAGTAAATGCCCCGGCCTGTTACGCTACATCGGCCACTCGTATATGTCCTTTTCATTGCATCCGAGAATAATGCAGATCCCGCGCATAGTAAGGCTTGGGATGGGTCGCTTGTTAGTCTCGTAAAAGGACAATAGAGTGGTGGATACATTCAATCCGCACACTTCAAGCAGTGCCTCAGACAGTTGATCCTGAGTGTAACCGGCTTGGATGCGGATATCGCGCAACAGGCACTTCCCGAAGGTAAGCGCCATATTATGTATGCCTCCATATTAAGTTTTAAGTCTTCCATAGGAACAATCGTTCGTATATAATTACAATACTACATACCGGGGGTCTTGCCTTATGAATAGCATTGATGCCGAGCAGTTTTTGAAATCTATTGCAGCCGATACGCCAGAAAACCAAAAGTTGATTGAAGAGTTCCTTACTTCCCTTGTTGATCCTGACTCAGAAGTAGACGAGCCATAGCCTGTAGCTTGCGCTTCTGTTCCTCTGTCAGTTCCTTTCCGTCAAAAGTAAAATCTCCCTTGATGAAAGAATCATCGTTCAATTCCACTTTCTCAACCATAACCCTCTCAGCCTCGCTTAACTTGCTGTGGGGGTTGTTTGTGTGTCCCAAAACCCAATCCGTTGTAACTCCGTATAAGTCGCACAATGCTTTTAATGTTTCATAATCCGGTTCACTGATTTTGTTCTCGTATCCACTCAATGTTTTGTTGTTAATCCCCGTATGATCTTTCACTTGAATTTGTGTCAAACCCGCCTTTAAACGCGCTTCTTTAAGGCGCTCACTGTAGTACTTGAGCATGGTTATTCTTCACCTCTCCTTGGTTATTGATATTACCATAATGTCCTAGAAACATGGAAATCATTCTTAGTTTTTCGGATAATCAGAAAATTAATTTAAAAAAAGGGGTTGCATTCTTAGATTCTAGGAGTTATATTTGACTCACGGATTCTTAGAAATTAGGAATTCGAACAGACTACCTAAGAATTGGAGGTGACCTAATGAGTCAAGTTGCTGAGGATAAAAGCAAACCCTACCTGACTCCTTTGATCAAACGCATTCGTGCTCACATCCTTACATCCGGCACTTCTATGAAGTCTATCTCAGCAAAAGCTGGTATACCTGAAAAGCGTTTTTATCGCTTGATGGATGGGACTTCTATGATGAGCGCAGATGAAGTTGAACTCTTATGTAAGATTGAAGGTCTTGAGTTAGACCCGAAGGAAATTTTTTTGGCTAAGAATTCTTAGAATCTAGGAATAACTTTAATAGAAGTATACGGCAAAACCGTATGAAAAGTCAACTAGATTGTCCGTATTTTCTTAGAAAGACGGGGTGTTACATGAATCGACAAGCAATTGCATTAACTGACGATCAGGCAGCGATAGTCATACAGCGAGGTACAGCAATCACCTTAAACCTTATTGAGGTGGCATGTTCGGACTTTGAGACAGGAAAACAAACACCAGCTTCTTCCTTCTCCATCAACAACATAGAAGGGCTACGAGAATTGAGAGACGCACTCAATAAGCTTCCTTTGGGAGAGAAGAAGGATCAGGAAAAGGCGTTAACTCAACTTGATCAAACAAGTCCAGCGATTTGGAGGCCCATCAAGGAAAGTGCTTTAGAAAGACTTACTCCTCTCAGTTCACCGAATCGATATCAAATGATTAATGCGTTGTCCGTGATTGTTAGAAACACGGTTGGTATACCAAAGATCAATGATTTGACTGAGGAGAATCAGGGAAAAGCACAGGCGATTGTGGATGTCATTGTTGACGCTGTGGTTGAACTTAGATCCGAAGATTAACACGAATTGAAAGGGGCACACACACATGTCTATCGCAATTCACATTGTTCACCGAGAGTTGGCGCGAATCACGATGATGAACATGGATAAGCAAGAGAACCTGATTATTGGTGAGCAAGAGTTAAGACTGATCCTTCCTTTGCTCAAACAGAACCTTGCCTTGGTTTACGAGATTGACGGATTGAAAGAAATTGCTTATGCCGCTCAGACACTTGATCAGATGGACCTTGTGCAACATGTGTGCGAAAGACTCGATGAACTGGAGGCGCAACTGACATGATTAAACGTGGTGACCTGTTCATGATCAATTACGGTGAGGGCGAAGGGAGCGAACAACAGGGTTACCGTCCGGGTCTGGTTATCCAGAACGATGTAGGCAATGAGTATTCACCTACAGTCATTGTTGCAGCGATCACAGATGGCGAGGACAAACGATTATTGCCGACACACTTCCCTATCGGAGTTGAAGAGGGGATGCGGAAACCATCGGTTGTAATGTTTGAGCAAATCAGAACGATTGATAAAACCCGATTAGATTACCGGTTCGGATCAATCGCACCTGAGCTTATGCAACAGATGGAACACCCATTAATGATGAGTCTCGGAGTGATCGATGCACCTAAACCAAGAAGACGAGGGGGGCGTGTTGCTAAATGAAAACGGAACAGCAGTTAAAGGAACTGTGCTTGTTCTTCATCACTTTGGAAAAAAGCATGATGGCAAACGGGAGGTTGCTGATAGCCCTTCACGCTCGGGGCCAGTACAGGAAGTACCATCGGCAGCTTGCAGGGCACTGGGAAACAGCATGAGTAGCCCATCAAAACCCATGCACCTGTCAATCCGAATTAAGGCAAGCGAAGATCCGAACGACCTGAAAGCTTTGGCTGAGTCTGGAGGGCAGTACCTGGACTTACGATATCCGAAATTTGCATTCCCTAGTGAAGCTCACCAGATGAAATACAACCGAATCAGAAAGGAACTGAGAGGAGGTGAGGGGAGCAGTGAGAGTTAAATGCGGGTGTGGAAATTTCGCAGACTACGCCGTATATGAGAAACGAGATCCGCACTGTCTCATTTGCATGATGGAAGCTGTAGATACACCGATAGCAATTCCAGTTAGAACGCTTGATCCATGGGAGCAAGAGATTCCGGAAATCAAACCAGAACCAACAAACTATTTATTCAACAGGAGGAATGTTCAATGTTAGATCAATATAACGGAAATCAAAATAGTGGTGGATTCGCTCCAGCTCCACAACACAATTCAGCAATGGAGGCGGCGGTAGTGAGTCGGCAGGCTCAAGAGGTTCAGGCGGCAATGATACTGGCAAAACGTTTCCCACGTGACGAGAACGCGGCCTATAACAAAATCATTCAATCGTGCCAACGTAAATCGTTAGCGGAGTCTGCTGAATACGAGTTCCCGCGTGGTGGAAGCAAGGTATCTGGTCCGTCGATCCGTTTGGCTGAGGTACTGGCACAGTCCTGGGGCAATATCGATTACGGGGTTACTGAGATTGAACAAAAAGATGGCGAATCGACAATGCTGGCTTATTGCTGGGATCTGGAGACGAACACAAGACGTTCAATGACCTTTGTAGTGAAGCACGAGCGGAAAGCAAAAGGGAAAATTAATCGCCTTGATGACCCACGTGATATCTATGAAATGACAGCTAATCAGGGTTCGCGTCGTGTTCGTGCCTGCATCCTTGGAGTATTGCCGGGAGATATCGTAGAAGCTGCTGTCAACCAATGCCGCCTAACGTTGACAACGGATAACAAGGTTCCTTTAAAAGATCGCATTCGTGAAATGATCACAGCGTTTGATGGCACATACCAGGTAAAGAAAGAGTGGCTTGAAAAATACATCGGATGTAATGCAGATGCATTCAGCGAGAATGACGTTCGCAGATTGGCAAACGTATTCCGCTCTTTGAGGGATGGCATGGCAAAACGTGAGGATTACTTTGGGGAATGGATCAAACCTGAAACGAAAACACCTGACACGGTGAGCAGTAAAGCGCAGGAAGCATATGAAAAGAGTCAAAGCACGGACAAATAGGATGGGGTGAATTAAATGCTGGAGTTGAATGATGCAAACTATCACTCCAAAGAGGCGAACCGGCAGTACATGAGCGTCAGCCAGTATAAAGACTTTATGAAGTGCGAGGCTGGGGCGTTGGCGAAGTTACAAGATGAGTACATGGAGCCGCAATCAGATGCGCTGCTTATCGGCTCCTATGTACATGCTCATTTCGAGGGTGTGCTCGATTCCTTCAAAATCGAACATCCTGAACTTTTCTTGACTAAGGGATCACGAAAAGGCGAGCTTTACGAGAAATATAACTCAGCTGAAAAAATGATTCAAGCATTAGAGAAAGATCCGTTCTGTACATTCATCCTTCAAGGCGAGAAAGAAACCATTGTTACCGCTGAATTTGGCGGTGTTCCTTGGAAGGCAAAAATAGATGTTTTGAATAAAGAGCAAGAGCGCTTTGCTGACATCAAGACGGTAAAGGACATCTACGGTAAGCATTGGAGCAGGGAACATGGAGCTTACGTTTCATTTGTTGAGGCTTATGGATACGTTCTGCAGATGGCTATGTATGCGGAATTGGAACGCATATGGTCCGGTAGAGATACGTGGTTAGAGCCGGCAATCGTGGCAGTCTCCAAGGAAGATGTTCCAGCAGTGGAGGTAATCGGAGGGTTTGAACCACGTATCGAATTGGAAACGGAATTGGTCAAGGAGAACTTGCCAGGAATAATCGCTGTTAAAAGTGGGTTGGAAGCCCCTCGGAGGTGTGAGCGTTGTGCGTATTGCCGCTCTACCAGGAAGCTACGAGGCGTTATCCACTACATGGACCTAATGCCATGAGCGCACTGGTTGAAATATACCGCCGTTGCCCGGACTGTGAAATTTGCGGTCAAGAGATAACGCTAGGGCGGGAGCAGTACAACAGAGGTCGTAGGGTGTGTTGTTTATGCAAGGAAGGATTGGAGGCGAACGATCTTGCAAGACGAGAAGCACGTGCAAATAGATCTCTGCAGCGTAGGAGCCGAATCGTCGGGAAAATCGGGGCTACCTCAGGCTCCATCGCTTCCAAAGTTGAACGGCATGTACT